GTTTTTCCTGCCCGTGCCGCCGAAGGTCCGCCAGCTCGTCTATGCCATCGTGGGGGTGCTCTTCATCATCTGGATTGTTCAGTCTCTTTCCGGCCAAGCGTTGCCTTCGCTCCATCTCAATCACCGATGACCGCACTGGACACCATCAAGCAGATTCAAGGGCTGATCGGCACCGATCAGGACGGCCACTTTGAAGGGGAAAGCCGGGCCGCACTGGCGACCCTGCTCGCCGCTGATCCGGCTTCGCCGTGGCCTCCCGTTCCGGGCGTTCATACCGTGATGGCGTCGAGCTTTGCAGATCCCCGTGACGTGGCCGCGTTCAAGGCGTGCAAGGCCGAAGGGAAGAGCGATCAAGAGTGTTTCAGCGTGGGGGACAACGGGGTGGGACTGTGGGGCGATTCCACCGTGGAGGGGAGCGGCCCGAAGTGCGCCCTGCCCCCGGAAGACTGGCAGGCGAAGTGGGGACCCGGTGAAGCCGCGCGCCACAAGCCCGTGCTCGTCACCCGGCAGCTTTTGGACGGAACGGTGCTGAAAGTGGTCTGTGCGCTGGACGACACAATGCCGCACAAGAGGGACATCACCAACGGCGCGGGGATTGATCTCAACCCGGACGCGTGCAAGGCCCTTCAGCTCACTCCTCCGGTGATGGCCCGCGTGACGTGGCAGTGGGCAGACGTGTAAGCTGTTCATAATGATTTAGCCTGCGCGCGCTCTGCGCCGATGGCCACCCAGCGGACAAGGATGGCTTGCCGAATGGCCGGCGAGGCTGGCGCTTCCCAAAACTCCGTGGCCGCTTGTGCGCCCTCGCGCAACGTCAGGCCCGGCGGGTCGTGCATCGGCCCGGCTCCGGCGACAAGAACCCGCAAGGCTGGGCGGCTTTGGTCGGCACCGCACTGGCAGAGCCCGGCTTGGTGGCCGACGCTCCCTACAGTCGTCCGAAAGAAGCAGGGAAAGTGAAGCGGCTCCTCGATGGGCGGCAGGATGACCCCCTCATCTCCCGCCTCGATCGGTTCCCCACAATACAGACACGGCACCCTGACCGGCGCGGCGGTGCGGGCGCAGTTTTCACAGAGACGGGCGAAAGGAGCTTTTCCGAACCATTTCATAGCGTCTTCTCCCGGACATCGGGCCACACGGGGAGCTTGGCCAGTTCCTCCTCCAGCAGCTCCCGCAAGGCGCGCTGATCCTCCTCGTAGTCGAGGTAGCTGATGCCTCCCTCTTCACGCATCATCCAATCGGTGCCGACATCAAGCGCCCGCTTGTAGGTGCCCCAAACCAGCTCTTCCAACGGATGCTGGAATTGATGGCCCACCACGTAACCAAGCAAATACTGCGGACCACCTTCCTTGGTGAAGGAAAAGTTGACCACCGCCGTCTCGCGCTGGGCCAGCCCTTGCTTGGCCAGTTGCTCTTTGACAAGTGCCTTGCTGCCCTCGCTGGTTGCCTCAATATAGGTGTTTTTCCTATCCGCCGTCTGATTATTGACTATCTGCTCGCGGGTGCGGTTGTTGGCGCACGCGATCATGATATTAAAGAAACGCCACATCATTCCCTCCGCATCGTTGGTATCGGTGGGCGTCGGAATGATGGCCACGGACATACCCCGATGTTCGGGGTCCGCCCTGAATTCGATGCAGAAGCGGCAGGTAATCATTGCCCGTGCTCCGGGTGGCTGCGCCGTCCTTCCTGGAGGACTTCCATCAAGCGGAAAATGTCCCGCAGATCAGCGCCCCTCAGCGGGTTTTCGTGGAAGACGTTGCAGTGGCCGCAATAGCGTTCCTTCACGTCGTTGGGGTTATGGCTGGTCCGCCCGCAGGCGTGGCAGGTGATGCTCTGGCCATCGTCGGCAATGGTGAAGGTGCGTGCGTTCATACGTCGTGTTTCGGGTCAAAGCCCATGTCGATCAGCTTGGCGAGAACGGGCTCGCGGGACGCAAGCTGCTCCCTCGCGTCGGCAATGAACTCGCGGGCGCGACGAACCGCACCTTCCTTCTCCTGAAGCATCGGATGACGCATGGCCACTTGCAGAAGGCTGACCAGCAGGACGACTGTGGTTATGTCGAGTTGGAGGATTACCGGGAATCCCCCGCTCCGGCGCAAGGCTTCCATTATTTCGGGGTCGGGTTCGTCGATGTTCATTCGTAGATGGCGAGGATGTTATTGGGTTGAAAGAAAATCGTGTCGCCGTGGCGGATGCCGTGGTGCTCGGCGAGCAGCATGTCGCTTTGCTCCACGACCCCCTCCAGTTGCGGTGTGGTGCTCTTGACGCGGACCCAAAAGCGCTCTCCTCCGCACGTGCGACCGCCCCAGCGCGGGAAGGCGGGGTTGGGCACGGGGCTGGGAAATGCCACGCCCAACTTGACGACCATCCCCGGCTGAAGGCGCATTAGGTCCTGCGGGCTGGGCACGTGAAAGGTTCGCGGCTCTTCGGCGGCGCGCTTCCATCCGTCGATTAGTTCAAGGTGCGGCTTCATGGGAAAATGGCGATCTCGACTGTGGTGATGTTATCCTCCTCCTCCGCCTCTTCGGAAATTACAAGATGGTCGCTAATCAGGCGAAACCCCTCCTCCGTCGCGTAGATGCGACCCAACACTTGGCCCTCTTTGATAACCTCGATAATCTGCCGATCGCCCCGCTCGAAGGATTCAATCCTAAAGGTGGTCATGTTCGGCCTCCTTATTTTTGTGCCACACAAATATGCAGTTGTCCTGCGGGCGGGCACTGCGGGAAACCAGCCCCAAGTGGTCCCCTTGCAAGACCTCATGCGGGAGTCGGCGGGCCAGCTTTTCGCCGTGGCTCCCCATGTTGCCGATGACGATGTAGGTTTCCACGCTCGGCGCGGCCAGTAACTCCAGTTCCTTGACGCCATAGATGGAAGCTTGAGCGGGTCCATCGTCCATCTCCGCCGGGTCGAACCACTGTGTTACCCAAGAGGCAATGACGACTTGGGGCGAGTAGGTGGCGACCGCCTCCAGCGCTTCCAACTGCTCCACGTTGCGGCCATAGATGGCCGGAGGCCGGCCTCCGGCCATGGCTAAGAGGGCGAAGAGAATGGTGTCCTGTATTTTGGAATCCGTGGCAGGGATGCCCAAGTGAAAGGCAAAATCTCCCGCCCCGGCGGCGATCTCGATGGCCTTGCGCCCGGCGATTTGCTCTCGAAGCCATGCAATGGATTCCACGGTGGGGAAGCCGTAGCGGCCCGTGATGAAGGCGAAGGCCCGTGTGGCGTTGAGCTGGCTTCGCCAGAATTCCGCAGGCAAGAGGGCAACGTGGCCATCCGGGCGGAGAGCTTGGCGGGCGATGTCAGCGGCTTGCGCCTTTACTTCGGCGGGAGTGCCAAGGATGGAAGCGGGGTGGCTCACGGGTCGATTTCCTCCATATCGGTTCGCACGCTGAATTGGACGAGGACGACAGGCATTTGAAAGGCTTGCCCGGACGGACTCGAACCGCCACACCGGCCTTCACAGGGCTGGCGTGCTACCGTTACACCACGGGCAAAAAAGGAGCATCCGGGGGCAGAGTCAAACTGCCATACAGGGATTAAAGGCCCTTGCGTCCTACCATTAGACGACCCGGATAGAGAGGAGGAGCCGGAGGGAGTCGAACCCTCATACGCAGTGTTGAACGTTGCGCATCCTACCATTGGACGACGGCCCCGGAGCCTCATATTGTCTTGCGGGTGAAGTGTTGCCGCTGCCATTCGCGATGCGCAGCGGGGTTCTTCACCGCGAAATCGCTGGCGATTTGTTTGACGCGATCCAAGACCCGGCTGGGGCCGCTGAAGGTGGCCCGGACTTCGGGGCCGAACTTCTGATTGACCAGCGTGCGCCAGCCATCAATCGATGCGGTGTTATCCATGAGATACCATGTCGCCTTGGGGGCGAGCGCTTCCAAGGTGGGCGGTGTGGCCGGGTCGATCGAGGGAAAGAGAATTATGGGGTGATCCTTGAATTGCTGGACCATGGCCGCGTGCTGGGTGCTGCGGAAACCGATGACCTGGACGCGCGGGAGTAACCCTTGAACGGCTTCCGGGTCGATAACCCCCTTGTTGGCCAGCTCCTTCTCAGCTTGCTTGGCCGGTTCCTCGCGCGGGGCCTCGTGATAGACGGCTCCCCGCAGATAGTAGCGCTCCCGGAGATCGGTTTCGCGCTGGGCGACAATCCCGGCCAGTTTGCCCAAGGAAACCTTGGCCAAGATTTCTTCGACATTGACCGGAGCGTGGATTTCCTTAACCTCGATCTTAACCTCCGGCGGCTTGTCCGCCTTGGCGATGATCTCGCGAATGGCCGCGCCCGCACGCTTCCAAACCTCTTCGCACTGGGCCACGGTGTTCATGGTGCGCCAGCGGTCTTGGGCGATGATCTTGTGCATGGCCTTCTTGATGAGGGCGACGGAAAGGCCGTCCTCCGGGGATTCGTGCCATAGCTCCATGACTTGCTCATGGAGGAGATCATATTCCGTGGGCGTCCAGTATTTGCGCGGGCCGCGGGAACCTTTACCCCCGGCGCGTCCGTCGATCTTGGGCGGGGGCGCGGCAGTGCCGTTGCCGTTGCGGCCATGATAGGGGTCGCCGCCAAGGTCCGGCTCGGTGTGGGAGTCGCTGGCCATGTTGCGCGTGGAGCCTTTGATCTTCCCATGGGAGCGCAGCCAGTGAAGCTTGACGCCGGCCACGGCATCAAACGGCTTGCCGCATTCCTTGCATTTATAGGGGGCCGTGGGGGTGCTGCTATAGCTGGCGATGGTTTCGGCGGTGAAAACCTGCGGACGGCGGGCGATGGTAATCATAAGTTAGTTCTTGAGGACGTATTCCAAGTTGCGCTCCAGGCCGGTGCGGCCAAAGCCCTCTAGGTAAGTGATGCCCGCCCGCTCGCAAAAAGCCTTGGCCGTGGCGGTCCACTTGTGATTCATGAACCGCGTGTCTATCACGACGGCATCACTGGAGGCGGGGATGCGGGAGACATCCGGGTTTTTACTTTTATCCAGCAAGGTGAGATCGAGAGCGGGAAACTTGCGGCAGAGGTGATGGAACTGCTCCGGCAACGGACCGATGACGACGACCCGCTTTGTGCGGGGCCGTGGCGGGGCCTTTGGTTTTGGCGGTGCGGGCGGAACATCATTGCCGGGATCGGAGAGCGGGACGGCGGGCGCTGGACCATCCGCGTAGTCGTCCGTGAAATTAGTGTGCCCGGTGGGCTTGGGCGCGGGCCGTGGAATGAGCTGGCGGAGCGCGGCAGTGATAGCCCTCAATTCCGCCAAAACGCCGATTTGAAATCGCTCCAGAGACGATTGGCGGCGATCGGCCAGCTCCGCCTCCAGTATGAACGTGGGAAGATCAGCCAGCCGCGCAACCGGCTCCGGCAAGGCTTGCGGCTCCGGGGCCGCGGGCTCCTCCTGTGCTTCGGCGGCAGGAGGCGGGGCGGGAGCAGCAGCGGGGGCGGGCGTTTCCCGAGGGAGCGTGCCATCGCGGAGGGCTTGGGCGCGGACACGATCGAGGAGGTTGATTAAAGGGTAGCCGATGACAGTCCGGCGACGGGCGGGCGGGAGAATCTCCTGGGCGAGCAGGATTTCATGCTTCGTCGGCTTGTGGTCGCTGTGGCGGGGCAACCGGGTCACGACATCCGCCACTTCCTGATCGGACCAGCGGAGTTTCGTTGCGCCGGGCATTCTGGAGGCGTTGACCATAGGATTAGTTCAGGGCCTCCCGTCCGTGGTATCTGAGGATTTCATCGCGGACGCTCCGGGCGACGAGATCGGCATTTTCCCATTTTCCGGGGATGTAAGTTTGGTCGATGCCTCCATTAGTCGGCACGCGCACGACGTAGCCCCATTTGATCTTGTAGACGTATTGGTTATTCGTTGGGATTTGTGTGTTGCTCATGGTGTGGTGTGGGTGGTGTTTAGACTCCTAACTCCTGCCGCTTTGCCTCCCACGCGGCATCTGTGGGTTCATCCAGAAGGCCCATCCGAAACATGGCCTGTATCTGAAAATCTCTCGCGCCCCGGCAAAGCCATGAATCGAGATGCACCTTCTTTTCGCGCGGCGTCACATCGCTATCTCCAGTGCTATGGCAAATCGGCGTGCCGATGGACAAAGCCCGCTCCTGAAGCAATGGAAGGACCACCTTCAGCCCGTTTCTGCGGAATGGGCAGGTGCGGCACTTGTGAGGCATGACGGGGAAGGCGTTCATTGGTCTACCTCCAACGTGATCCGAATCTTACTGCCTTCCCGAAGCTGAAGTGCGTCAAACTCGGGATGCTTGTCGTCGTTATCGCGCCAGCTTTGAATGCGAAAGAACACCTCTCCTTCATTCTCGCAATGGGCGATTTTTGCGAGGCCCCGGTCATCCTTCTCAATCTCAGTGACCTCCAATTCAAACACTTTCTTCATAACCGACCTCCCAAGAGGTTAATCATCGCGCCGAAGTTATCCTGAAGGTCGAAGCGGGGACCGCCGCAGGCCCGGAGCGCTTGATGAAACCGATCAATGATCCGCGCCCGCGCGCGGAGCTGTTTGCGACGACGACGACGACGCCACTTGGGCACCTTTCCTGTGCCAACGGACGCACGGGCCAGATACGCCGCTTCAAACCGCACGGCCACCAAAAGGCCCGTGGCCAGCGCTTCCGTTTCTCGCTTCACCCATTCCGTGGTGAATTCCCTCTGCTCGTCGCCCGCGTGGTTACAATCAAAGCCATAGATCATACAGCCCTCGTGATCGTGCGCCCGGTAACTGATCCCACCATGGACGGGCACGTAAGTCAAAAGCCCTCCGTAGTCCAATTCCCGGAATAGCCGCCGATTGATGCGGACATAGCCGCAAGGCCGTTCCCGCTGCAATGACCTCCGCGCAAAATCAGGCAAGGTTTCCCAGCCCGGCATTTCCGTCCGAATGGTAAAGCACTCCACTCCTTTGAAACTCCAAATCTCCTCGGCTTTATTGCGAATGGAAGTTGGGATGGCCTTTTGCTCCTGCATCATTCGATCCAGCTCTCGCATTCGACGCGCCATATCTACCTTCTCCTTCTCATTCATGCTTCGCCCCTTTCTTCTTTGCCCGCTCCTCTTTCTTGATCCGATCGAATGTCATTTGGCAGAAGTAGCGCAACGCGCCGGCTAGGCAGCGGAAGTGCTCGCGTTGCTTGGGCGCGTCGAACCAACAGCGCCCGCAGGCGTTCCTCGTCCTTGGCTGTGCGAATCAGGAGCTGGGGCATCAAGACTCCTCCGGATTGCACATGAACCCCCTGACCTCGTGGCGTGATTGCGCGCGATGCAGGCGATACTCACCAAGCATGTGACGCGCCTCCTCGGTGGTCATTTTGGTTTTTGCGATGAAGAAATCCAGGAGGATGGCATCCCCCTCCGCGTCGGACGCCGCGCGGAGGATGTCAGTGACGTATTCCCGCGCGACATCGGGAGTGACTTTGATCTCGTCGCTATTCTGGCGGAGTGAGATGAGGGGGGCGCGGGCGCGGAAGGAAAGGTCAGGCGTCGCAGAGAGGAGGTGCTCGGATCGAGCATCGGAATCGGGAGTTTCAGGCATGGGAAAGGCAGATGAGAATTATTGCGGTTTTCGCGATTCGGACGCGCCGGGGTTACTTGAACCTTCAGGGCGGGAAGATTTTGCGCGCGGGTTCGCGCCCCCAAGGCGACCCGAAAGCACGGGCGGCGGCGCGGGATGCGCCGGGCTGGGGTTACTTGAACCTCTCTTCAAAATAAAAAGCACGTGCTCATGGATGTTTCTTCCGGCGGCTTTTGCTGCCTTTTTTAGCTTTGCGAGGAGCTGGCCGGGGGGTATGGGAACTTTTAGTAGCACGGCGTTTCCTTTTTTCCTTGGCGATTCGGGTGGCCTCTTCGATGTCCCGGATGTCTTCGGGGTCGAGGGTGATGTCTTTCGTTGCATGGGTCAGTTCATTGAGGACGAAATCCGTAAGGGTGACTCCGCGGCGCTCCGCCTTTTTTTTGACCTTCCGCAGGAGATCGCGGAGCATCCAGATTGAAAGGGTTTCTTTGGCGGGCGAGTGGGCGTTGGCCATGCGGCAGGGGTCGAGACGCCATGACGCCTAGAACATCGCCGCAAGGGTGTCAATGGATGACCGAAGCCCTCAATCTTCATGACGCGGACCGGGCGCGATGTAGCCTTGGGCGATGAGGTAGCAAATCAGAGCCTTTCGGGCGAGCGGCGAAGGGCCGTCGAATCCCTCCGCTTTGGCGCAATTCTTCGCCGCCTCCAGGACGTTGTCCGGGACACGGGCATGAATCTTGTTTGCCCCGGCTTCCCCATTGGCCACGTCCACGCTCATCCGCGTCCAATCCGTGGTGACGGGAGACGTGGCGCGGCGGGGCCGTGGAACGCTCGATCTACGTTTTTTCGCTAAGGTTGTCGTGCTCATGCTCGGCATTTATGGGTCTCTACGGGTTCCTTTGTCACCCCAAAAATTTGTGGAACGCGAAAAATATTTGTCTCACGGGTTCCTTTGGGTGCTTTTGGGACCCATGCAGACCCGTTCGCGCCGCCACCCCAGCACGGAACCCCTCAACGAAGAATCCCCCCGGCTTTCGACCCGGCTCGACAAGCGGACGCATGACGCTCTACTGGCCATGACGAAAGAAAGGGACTGGAGCAAGGGGAAGATCATCCGCAAGGCGCTCCAGGCTTTCATCCCGCTGGAATTTTGGAAACCGATCGCGGGCGACAAGCCCACGGAGGCCGCGCCGCGGACGAGCGTGAAATGCTACCGGGTGAAACGGAAATGAATCTCTTTGCCCGCCTCCGCCTCTGGCTGGCCCGTCGCTTCCGCCCGGAGCCGTCGCTGCTCGCCCGCCACCTTCAACTCTTCAACTCCACACGCCGTTACTACCTATGACCCAACTCGCCGAAACCAACTCCCAGCAACTCACCGCTCCAGCCCGCGCCCGCGCCCCGCTGCCCATGGGCAACCGCGGGATTGAACTCGAATCCTTTGAATCCCTCTACCGCTTTGCCCAATGCATCGCGGCGTCGCCCTTTGCCCCGAAGGGCATGGAGGCCCCGGAGGCGATCGTGGTCGCCATCCAGCTCGGCATGGAGCTGGGGCTTTCGCCCATGGCGGCGCTGCAAAACGTGGCGGTCGTCAACGGTCGCCCGAGCATCTACGGCGATGCAGCGCTGGCTTTGGTGCGTGCCAGCGGCAAATGCGAAAGTTACACCCAGAGCATCAGCGGGGAAGGCGACGCACGCACGGCCAGCGTGACGAGCAAGCGGACGGGCGAGCAAGCGCTGACCCATACCTTCAGCGTGGCCGAGGCGAAGAAGGCGGGGCTCTGGGGCAAGGCTGGTCCATGGACGCAATACCCAGAGCGGATGCTGCTCTTCCGCGCCCGTGGCTTCAATCTGCGGGATAACTTCGGCGACGTGCTGAAGGGCTTGGCGACGAAAGAGGAGGCGGACGACATCGACGAGCGCCCGATCCAGGGCTTGGTGATCGAGCGCCCGGAGATCGCGACCAACCCCGTGCCGGCATTGCCTTCCGCCCCGGAAGCCGCGCCCCGATCCCGCAAACGCCTCCCGAAACCTACCGCCGTGGTGGAGGCGACGCCCGAAACTGCCACGCCCACGCCCACGACCGCAGCCGAAGCACCGGCCACGCCCGCGCCCGTGATCGAGGCGGAGGCAAAGGGGAGTGTTTACGACGAGCTTCGGCAGGCTTCCCCGGAGATCGACGACGCGGCGCGCATCCGCATTCTCGCGCGATTCAACCTCTGCGAGCCGAGCGCGAAGAAGCTGGAGGACATCGCGCCGATGAAGGTGCAACTGGCCCTCGACGACTTGGAAACCTTTCGCGCGGAGATCGCCGCGTAACCGACATGAAAAAGAACCACGCTGATATTACCATCGTGCTGGACCGGAGTGGCTCCATGTCGAGCGTCGCCACCGACACCATCGGCGGCTTCAATCACTTCCTGAAGGATCAGCAGGAAGCACCGGGCACGGCCACGTTGAGCCTTCACCAATTCGACGACGTTTTTGAAACGCTGATCGACGCCAAGGATGTGCGCCGCGCAAAGCCGCTCACGAGCAAGACATTCACGCCTCGCGGGAGCACCGCGTTGCTCGATGCCATCGGCAAGGCAATCGACGGCACCGGCCAGCGCCTTGCACAGCTCCCCGAGCATGAACGGGCGGAGAAAGTAATCTTCGTCATCATCACGGACGGATTCGAGAACGCGAGTCACCGATTCACGCTCCGGCTAATCCACAGCATGATTTCCCATCAACGGGAGAAATATGGGTGGGAGTTTGTCTTTCTCTGCGCGAACCAGGATGCCATCGCCGCCGGCCAGAGCTTGGGCGTGTCGCCCGACAACAGCATGAAGTTTGCACATACCGGGGAAACGGTTTGCACGGCATTCGCTGCCACCTCCAGCAACCTTGTGGGGCTGCGGAGTCACACGGCGGAGTCCCTCTCCTACTCCGCCCAGCAACGCGCGGAAGCTGACCCCGAATAACTCACCCACTTATGACCACTCAACCTACTCCGCCCGACAATAACGCCTGCGATGCGTTGCTCCGCGATCTCAACAAGGGGCAAATCAGTCAGCAGATGAACCAGTCTTTCGTGCAGCTCGTCCAGGCCGTGCGCAAACACGGCAAAGGGGGCGACCTGACGCTGAAGCTGAAGATTGCTCCCGCCCAAGGGGGCGACGCCAACCGCGTGATCATCACCGCCGCCGTGACGACCAAGGAACCGACGAACGCACCTCGCGCCGGTATCTACTACACGACCGAAGAGGGCCGGGTGCAGAAGAACGATCCGGACCAGGAGTATTTCAATTTCCGGGCACTCCCGGAAGCGGCTCCGGCTCCCGCGCCCGTGGCCCCGCCAACCGCAGAATCCGCCAGCTAAGTTATGCGCGAGATCACAGACCACATTGTGAACGGGCTGAACGAAGCCTTGATCATCCGCGCGCTCGACGTGATTGGACCCGGTAACGCGTGCCATTGCTACGAGATCGACCAGGTTGGCGGCGCTCCCAACTCCGGCGGCGTCAAGACGCTGCTCCGTTTCCAACTCGGCCCGATCAAGGAGAGTGGCGTGAACGGGATCAGCAACGAAGCGTTGCTGGCCATCGTCATTGACCGTCTGCGCGGTTTCCAGGGCGGTGAATACTCCTGCAAGGAAAACTCCGTGGCTCTGACGCACACGGAAACCGCTCTCCTCTGGCTCCAGAAACGCACGCGGGAACGTCTCGCGCGCGGCGTCGAGGGCACGAGCACCAAGTAACCCAACCTTTCCACTTGCAACCACAACCTTACTAACCACACCATGCCCGCCAAAAGCCCACTCGAAGACCTCACCGAAGCCGGTATCAACATCGCCAAGGAGGCAGTCCACATCGAATACAACAGCAACAACGGCCCCTTCCCCGCGGCGGGGAAGCAAATCGACATCGGCGGAGTGCCGCACATCATCAAGCCGGAGAATTGCGAGCTGGAGAACATGGAGAAGGTGCTGCCCGCGCCCACTCGCATCCGCACGCACATCGCTGTCAGGTTTCTCGAATCCTTCCTCGATTACGTGGGGCGGTTCAAGCTGCCGTCCACGTCGATCTTCGTGGATGGGGACGTGAAGAACGGCGTGCGCGCGACGGCGATCTTCGACTATCCCGACAAGGACGCCCCGGCTTGGGGGTCGCACCGCGCGACTTATCGGACGCAACCCTCTCCGGAATGGGAGCGCTGGCTTCAGGTGAACAAGAAGGACCTGAATCAGCAGGAGTTTGCGGAATTCGTCGAAGACAACTCCCGGTTTTTCGTCCGGCCCTACGGGTCGGAAATGATGACCATCGCCCGCGAGATCGAGCTGAAACAGAACGTGGAATGGAAGGGCAGTGTCCGCCTCGACAATGGCGATACCGCTCTCAACTACGTGAGCACGACGAAGGTGGGCGGGGCCGGGGAGATCGAGGTGCCGAAGGCTTTCCTCGTCGCGCTGCGCCCGTATCGAGGCGGCTTGGCCTACGAGATCGAGGCCCGGCTGCGCGTGCGGCTCAACCAGGATCAGAAGCTCGTCATCCGCTTTGAGCTTCTACGCATCGAGGACCTTCTCCAGACGGCCATGGAGGAGATCATTGAGAAGATCAAGGACTCCACCGGCATCGCGCCGCTCATCGGCGACGTGCCAGACATGCGCTAATCCGGGAACGCGCTTATGCACCAATCCACGAACTGGCCGCTGGCAATCGCCGCGGTCGCCGGCCTTCTTGCGCTCGTGCTGATTCGGAAACAACTCCGCCGATGAACGCGCGCCCCACGACCAGCAGCAGCAATCTTTTCCGCCGCGCGCTCTGTCCGGGGAGTCACTGGGCGGAGGATGGCCTGCCGGAAGAGACGAGCGAGCAGGCGGAGGAGGGCCACGACCTCCACGCGCTGGCGGCTGATCCGACCAAGCCGCGCACCCACTTGGAAGACGAGCAACTTCGCACGCTGAACCGCGCCGAAGAGATCGAGGCGGAGATTTACGCCGTCGTGATCCAGATGCACGGACTGGAGGAAGCGGAATTCCAGGAGGGCCACGAGAAAGAGCTGCAACTGCATCGTGGGCTCAAACTGCTCTGGACCGGGCATTGCGACCGCTGGCGCTATTACCCAGCCGCCAAGGTGCTGATCATCACGGACAAGAAGTTTGGGCGGACCGCCGTTCCATCCGCCGCGCGCAATCTGCAACTGCGCTCCTACGCCGTCCAGGGCGCGGAGGAATGGGATTGCGACGCGGTCTATGTGGGCATTGTCCAGCCCCGGCTTCCAAAGGAATCGGCGAAGAGCGTTGCACGCTACACGCGTGCCGATCTCATCCAGGCCCGGTATGAGTTGCTGGCTATCTGGGATCGGGCGCAAGGCTCTGGGGCTCCGCGCGTAGCCAGCGCGGACGCCTGCGAGTATTGCAAGGCGAAGGTGGGATGCCCGGAATTCCGCGCGCTGATCTCCACGGCCACGCCGCTCGTGGCGGTGCCGGCCAAGGATCTCACGACCGACCAGCTTTCAACCTGCCTGACGGCCATCTCGCTCCTCTCGGATGCGTGGGTCAAGGGCATCAAAGCCGAAGCGCGGGCGCGCATCGAGGCGGGCACGTTGCCCGGCTACATGCTGGTGGAAAATTCCCCGCGCCGTTCGATCAAAGACGCGCCCAAGGCTTTCGAGCGCTTGCTCGCGGCGGGCTTTTCCGAATTACAGCTTTTGCAGTTTGCCGGGCTGACCGTGGGCAACGCGATCAAGCTCTACCAAACGCGAGGCAACACCGGAGCGGAGGCCAGCAAGGCAATCCAGAATTTGCTCGGCCCGCTGCTCGTCTCCACGGAAGTCGCACCGTCGATTGAAAAGTTATGAATACTACCAGCTATACGCTTCCCGTAGGCCACGCCCTTGTTCTTCGCACTTGCCTTGCTGACATGACCAGTTACGGAGGATTTCGATGGCCGTCTGAGGGAATGGTCGAAGCTCCTGATTTTGTGGAGAATTATTCCTGCGGTAACGGGCTCCACGGGTGGTTATGGGGAGTGGGTGATTTCAGTTTGAAAGCCAAAGGACACGACCGAAAATGGTTGGTGGTGGAGGTGGAGGAAAGTTCAATTCTGCACGGCCAAGGTGATCTCGAAAACAAATGTAAGTTTCGTCGCGGAAAAGTCGTCTTCGTGGGCTTTTGGTGGGATGCGATGGCGTTAGTTCGCCGACACCGACCCAAGCCCACCCCGCTTGAGTCAATGGCCACTGGCTACTACGGCCACGCCGCTGCCACGGGCTACTCCGGCCACGCCGCTGCCACGGGCGACTACGGCCATGCCGCCGCCACGGGCGACTACGGCCATGCCGCTGCCACGGGCGACTACGGCCACGCCGCTGCCACGGGCGACTACGGCCACGCCGCTGCCACGGGCTACTCCGGCCACGCCGCTGCCACGGGCGACTACGGCCATGCCGCCGCCACGGGCGACTACGGCCATGCCGCCGCCACTGGCAACTCCGGCCATGCCGCCGCCACTGGCAACTCCGGCCATGCCGCCGCCACTGGCTACTACGGCCATGCCGCCGCCACTGGCAACTCCGGCCATGCCGCTGCCACGGGCGACTACGGCCACGCCGCTGCCACGGGCGACTACGGCCACGCCGCTGCCACGGGCTACTACGGCCACGCCGCTGCCACGGGCTACTCCGGCCATGCCGCCGCCACTGGCTACTACGGCCATGCCGCCGCCACGGGCGAGTCCGGCCACGCCGCTGCCACGGGCTACTACGGAATTGCCTGCGCGCTCGGGAGAGGCTCTCAGGTGAAAGCCGGTCAAAACGGTGCCGTCATCGGGGCCTATTGGTGTGAAGTAGCGAAACGCTTTCGGATCGTCGTCGGGTATGTGGGCGAAGACGGCATTGAACATAATCAAGATTACAAGGTGGTGGATGGAAAATTCGTTAAAGCATGAGCACGATCGCCGCCTACCCCCTGCAATGGCCGTCCGGCTGGCCGCGCACCACGGCGCGCGAATCGGGCCGCTTCAAAACGGAGCTGCCATCTGCGCTCAAAGCGCTGAAGCGTGAGGTGGAATTGCTCGGCGGCAAGGGACTCGTCCTTTCGTCCAACTACACGCTCGGCGCGGAGCGTCCCGCTGATCCGGGAGTGGTCGCCTACTTCGATTTGCGCAACCAGGCTATCGCGGTCCCCTGTGACCGCTGGCAAGTGCTGGCTCACAACGTCCACGCCATCGCCTTGACCATCGAGGCCATGCGCGGCATGGAGCGCTGGGGCGCGAAGCACATGATTACCGCCATGTTCAAGGGCTTCAAGGCTCTCCCCGCGCGCTCCGGCCCGTCATGCTGGGAAGTGCGGGGAGTGCCGCAGACCGCGAGCGAACCGGAGGTGATGGCCGCTTGGCGTAGGAAGGCCGTGGACGCCCATCCCGATCGTGGAGGCAGTCACGCCGACATGGCCGCACTCAACGAAGCCAAGGACCTCGCGCTTTCTACCATTCGCAGCCTATGAAAATTGAGATGACAACGGAACCGGTATCCGCCAACCATCGGCCCCGTGAAGCCAGCCAATGCCGCCAGACTTGCTCAGCTTATCCAGGAAGCCGCAGAACTCGTCGTGGAGGAGATCGGCGAGATCGTGGTCCAGCGGATGAAAGAAAACGCGCCACAGGCAGCTCCAGAGCGGCGGAGCAAGGTGAATGGAAAGGCCGGCTACACCATCAAGGAGGCCGCTGCGAAGTTGGGAGTGGCGGACAAAACTGTGCGCCGGCTCATCAAGCGCAAGCTGCTCGGCTCCTCCAAGGCTTTGAGCAAAATCTACATTCCGGCAAAGGACGTGGAGACGTTCTTCCGGAGGACGGTTTAGCGCACGGGAAAAGCGGAGGTGGCCTGTGAGCGCTCAGGAGCCTCATCAGGTTTCGGTCCCCGCTGAAATGTTCTACACGCTCGAAGAGGCGGCAACGGTTCTGCACCGCTCAACAAAGAGCGTCCGTCGATTGATCTCCTCCGGCCAGCTTCGCCGTGATCCGACAATTTACCGGATTTTGATCCCGCGTGCCGATGTCGATAGTTTTGCCAACCGGGCTCCATAACCGTCTCGTCTTTCCAAAATATGCCCTCCTTGAAAATTGACTCTGCATCGCCACAACGAAACTGCTACACGATCAATGAGGCGGCAGCATACCTTCGGGTATCCCGCCGAATGGTCCAGCTTTTGATCAAGCGGAAGCTGCTCCGCAAATCCAAGGCTATGCGGGTCGTCCGCATTCCTGCGAAAGACGTAGAGACGTTCTACGAGAGAACCAGCTAGGCCGCATTTCTGAACTGCACCACCTTGCCCTCGACCTTGGCCAGCTCCGCCGCTTCATACGCCGCATCGTTGCTCCCAAAGACTTCGGTGTAGGTGGACAAGATCAATTTTCCGCCGTCGCTATGACCCTGCCATTTTGCAATCAACTTCACATCAACGTCGCCTTCCCAAAGGCGCTTGATGAGCATGGCCCGGAGGGAGCGCTGGGAGAAGTGCCCAAGGTGCAAGCGCTCAAGGGCTCCGGCCAGCGCGTGCTTCACATCCTTCACTTTGAACACACGGCCCGTTGGGTGGGGACCGGCTTTGGCGCGCAAGCGCTCGATCAGGGGCCGAAGCCAAAGGTATATCGGAATCTCGAAATCGCGGCGCGTTTTGGTGCGGGTGAGGCGGATGGTTTTCTCGCCGATATTCTCCCACTCCAAGGCGCTTGCCTCGGCCTGACCGACGCCGGCCAAGCCAAGGAACTCGGCGAAGTTGGCGCTGTCCTCGCGATCGGCATTCGGCAGGTTGTTGCGAATATTGTGAATGATTGCTTGAAACTCCTCGGGAGTTGGGACGGGCCGCTTCACGTGCTGCTTTTTTTTAACCGCAATCTTTCCTTCGTCGAACGGGTTCTTAGCAATCACGTGCTCCGTGACGGCGAGCGCGAAGAGCTGCGCGACGAAAAGCCGGTAGCGGTTCCAGGTGGAATGCCGCATTTTCTTGGGCAGGTTTCCCAACCACTGGACGAGATCACCATGCCGGACGCGGGAAACCAGCGTGTCCATGGGGCGGGGAAATGTCTCGCGAAAAACCCGGATAAGCGATTTTTCGGCGACCTTTGTTCCCTTGCCTTTGCCGGCTCGGACTTGCCTGAAGCGGGAGAGAAGCCCGTCGAGCTTCAAATCGGTTGCGGCGAAATCACAGTCGCCCAACTCCTTCAGCCACTCCAAAAGCTTCCCATCCGCAGTTCTGCGATCAACCGTTTCGAAGCACTTGCTCTTGATCTTCTTGCCTGCCTTTTTGATCCCGTAGTAGGTCCCATTAACCTGATGGCGGTAAAGGTAGGGTGCGACTCGCTCCAGTTGTTCGCGAGTCCCGCGTGGTTTTGCCTTTTGGTGGTCACTCATAGTGATTCCCATACTGGTATATACTGCGGGTATATACAAGGAATTTCCCCCGTTTGGGCCACCGCCCGCGAAGCCTTTATTTATCAGGCTCCGCAGGTGTGGAGGTATCGGGATTCGAACCCGAGGCCTCTTCATTGCGAACGAAATTTCTCAAACTTGGACGGAAGTGGGCAGAAGTGGACGAGATTGGCCATCTCCTCGCTGAGGCTGATAAATACAGGGCCTTTAGGCTGGTCGGGGCTCATGGATGTGCGCACCAGCGCGCCAGTCAAGTTTAGCTCAGCAACCCACTGGTATATACAGCGGTATATACAGCGGTATTTACGGGTGAGTGGCCAAAACGGAGGGCCGCGCCCATGAATCCCGACCCGCAACCCCTCCAGCCTTTGGAGACGGTGGAGGTTTTCCTGCCGGGGCTTTGGGCGGAGAAGACCCTCGCCCCCCTGCTCCATCAGGCGGCGATCCAGCCGCGCGAACCGGGCACGCTCCTGGCGCGGATTTCGAGCGTTCCCTACAACAACAAATTTGCCTACGACGCGCCGGAGAACGCGAACGTGGGGAGGATTTTTGCGGTGCTCTGCATCGTGCCGGGGCCGCTCAAGGATCGGATGCAAGAGCTGGTGATAAAGGAGCGGGAACGGCGGGAAAACGAGAAGGCGAAACGGGCTTCCAAATGCAAACCACAACCACCCGAAACGCCATGAAGAAGGACCCGCAACCGCAGCCCGAGCCAGCGCCGAAACCGGAACCGAAATCCACCTGGATGGATATGACGCCGGAGATGGCGGAATTCTACCTGACGTTCAACATCGAACACAACCGCCCGGTGAATTCCTCGCACGTGGATTTCCTCGCGTCGGAGATGGCGAGTGGACGGTTCAAGGTCAACGGCGACACGATTCGGGTGGATTGGGATGGGCGACTAATCGACGGTCAGCATCGTCTCCGGGCGATTGTGAAAAGCGGCGTGACCATCCACATGCTGGTCGTGGAAAACTTGGAGCCGGAGGCGTTCGTCACGATCGACATCGGCGGGCGGGCGCGGGGTTGCAAGGATGTGCTGGCGATCAACGGGGAGCTGAGTGCGGGGCAGCTCTCGACGACCCTCTATGCGGTCTACCGTTACGAGCATCGGGATTACCCGGCCATGGTCTGCAAGCCCTCGACGCAGGAATTGCTCGCGTTGCTGGAGGCGCATCCGTGCCTGCGGGAGATCAGCAAGCGGGCGAATCATCCGGGCTTTCTGCGCGGTGCGCCGGGCTCGCTCTTGCTCTTCTACGGCCAGCCTCATGAGGAATTCCTGAGCTACTTCTGGGGCGCGGTGAATCGCGGCGTGGGCCTGAAGCTGGACACGGGGGCCTACTGGCTGCGGGAGCGTTTCATCCGACAAAAGACCCAGACCGGGAAGATGTCCACGGCGGTTACGCTGGCCCTGACGACCAAGGCATTCAACGCGGACGTGAAGAAGAAGCCCGTGCGCACTCTCTCCTGGCGGGCGGACGAAGCGTTTCCCCGGTTCGTCTCTTAACCCATCGGCCCTTGATTTCTTTCCCCTCTTCCACTTTCGCGTCCGGCATACCGCCGCAACTGCCCCTCCCCGGTCTTGGGAGTATCGGAACGGCAGTTGGCGCGGGCTCATGTGAGTCCGCCGACGCGAATACTTTCCCAAAAAGGAGCGCCCGATGAGTGATCTCGAGGAGCGCATCCGAATCCATGCCGCCGAGCTGGCCCTGGCGCTGTGCCCCGACGCACGGCGCGAGGGCGCGGCGGTGTGGCTGGATGACTCGACGAAGGTTTACGTAGCGGGGCTCAAGCGAGGGATGGCGGAGGAGATCACCGGCGACCGCTTCCCGTTCCTCGCCCTGGTGGAGCAACGGATGGGGCTGGAGTGGGAAGAGGCGGAGATGTGGTGCGAGGTGCAGTTGAGCAATATCGAGGAGGAAAAAAATCGCGCAGAAAGCGTGACAGAGGGGACTTACCCGACGACCGGGAAAGTCGGTCAAGTCTTCGGGAAAGTCTCCCCCGGCAGTGAGGACCGCGCGATGGACAACGGACCGGCGGGTGAGCCCGAGGAGATTCAACCGCCGCAGGCGAAGGCGGCGCAGCCAAGTGGGGCGAACCTGCGGGCCAACGGGAGCCACGGGCCGGAGCATCACCGGCTGCTACCCCAAGCCCCGGAGGTGGAGAAGAGCTTTCTGGGCGCGTTCATGGTGGACCCGGCAAATGTTGGGTTGTTTTGCACCCAGAAAGGCATTTTCGCGGGCCACTTTCACCTTCCGGCGCACACCCGCATTTTTGACGAAATGCTCTTTCTCTATGGGGAGCGGATTGAATTTGATTTGGTCACGCTCACCCAGCACCTCCGGGACGCCGGGCGGCTCGATGAGGCGGGAGGCGCGGGCTACGTGACGGAGGTTTACACGTGCGGAGGCTTGCCGGTGATGTGCGAGTATTACGCGGACACGCTCCGGCAAAAATACGCCCTGCGGGAGAGCATCCGCGTCCATACCGAGCTGGCGGAGCGCGCTTACAGCGAGCAAGATCAAGTGTGGGATTTGATCGAGGAGGGCAAGAAGAAGACGGAACGGTTGGCGGAGCTTGCCGCCGGGAAGGTGCAGTATGATCTACCGCCGCCAAAGGGCGCAGCACAATGGAATCTTGCGGAGAACCTGATGCCAGATCCCCCTCAGGTGCTTCACGGAATCCTCCATCAAACTTGCAAGATGATGCTGGCTGGTCCGAGTAAGGCGCGGAAAACCTTCGTGCTCGCGGACCTGGCGGTGAGCGTTGCTGCCGGGGTGCCGTGGATGGGGATACCCACCACACAAGGCCGAGTGCTCTTCATCAATTTCGAGGTGCCCGATTGGGCGATGCAAAAACGCCTGAATCGCATCGCCACGGCCAAGGACGTGGCGCTTCAGGATAGTCTCCAAGTGCTGAATTTGCGCGGCGCGGTCGATCCGATGGCGGACTTGAGCGAAAAGATTCTGCCTTACTGCCGCCGTCACGGTCCGTTCGCCGCGGTCATCGTCGATCCGTATTACAAACTCTCCGGAGGGAAGGACGAAATCGGCACTGCGGAAGTCATGCGCATCCTCAACCTGCTGGAGAAGGTCGCTTCCGACACCGGAGCGGCCATCGCTTACTCCCATCACTTCTCCAAGGGCGACCAGTCCAGCAAGACGAGCATGGACCGGGCGAGCGGCAGCGGCGCGTTCGGGCGCGATCCAGACGCCATCCTCACCATGACCGAGCATGACAACGAGGATTCCTTCACCATCGAATCGACACTGCGGTTGTTCAAGCGGCCACCGGCCTTTGTGATTAAATGGGAGGAGCCGATTTTCGTGATCGACGAAGCGGCGGACCCGACCGCGCTCAAGCAAGTTGGCCGTCCGTTCGAGGCAAAATATTCCGAGCAAATGCTGCTCGATAAGTTGAGTGTGATCGACGGCATCAGTGTGACGGCGTTGTGCAAGGCTGTGATGGAAGAGCATGGGATGACCAAGGCGACCTTCTATAACTACCTCCGACCGCTGCGGGAGATGGACAAACATAAGAACCCCGCACGTGTGGTGACGCGCAATGGGCTGCTTTACCTGGCCGGGAGGGCACGGTGATGAGGGTTGTCTCCACCTTCGCAGGGATAGGAGGCTTTGATCTCGCCTTTGAGCGAGTGGGGTTTGAGGTCGTGGCTCACGTGGAGCAGGATGAACACTGCCGCGCTCTTTTGGCCGGGAACTTCCCCAGTGCGCGATCTTTCATCGACGTGCGCAAGTGGTATTCCCTGCCGGAGTGCGACGTGCTCACGGGCGGCTGGCCTTGTCAGGACTTATCGCAAGCCGGATTACGCGCCGGGCTGGCCGGGGCACGGTCGGGACTCTTCTACCAATTTACTCGCATCGCCTATGAACTCGCACCTCCTTTCATTGTTTGGGAGAATGTTCCCGGATTACTCACTTCCGACAACGGACGCGACATGCTCCGCGTGGTCCGGGAGTTTCAGCGGATCGGGTATTCTGGAGGGTGGCGAACTCTTGATGCTCAATACTTCGGCCTGGCCCAGCGTCGAGGAAGGGTCTTCGGCGTGTTCGCTCGGAGAGATATTGGAGCCGGTTGTTGCGCCGAAATACTTTCTCTCGCCGAAGGCATGCGCTGGAATCCTGCGCCGCGCCGCGAAGCGGGGAAAGAAATTGCCGGCACACTTGGAGGAAGCTCTCAAAGCGGTGGCTTCCGGACCACAGGCTTAGATAACCAAGGGGCCTTTGTGGTTGGCACCCTCACTCCCGGCGCGCATCCCGGCAGTTACAACGGACAGGATGCCTACTCGGGCCATCTCATCCCATTTGCTGCTCACCGCGCCAGCGACGCTGGCGCGGTGAGCAGCAAATGGGCGAAAGGCACGGGAGGACCAGCGGGGGATGAATGCTACAACCTGATCGCGTTTCATCCCACACAAGACCCAATCTCGCGCGCCGATGGGACTACGCATGCTCTTAGTTGCGGCAGCGGGCACGGCCAAGCAAGCGTGGCCGTCGCCTTCAAACCATCCCATTACACGCGGGATAAAGATGGCTCTCCGCAAGAGGTATATCCCCCGCTCTCCGCCGACGCCGACAAAGGCGACCAAGAAGCGGTGATCTTCCAGCCGAGGTTGGGAGGGGTAAGGCGTCTAACACCGCGGGAGTGCGAGCGCCTGCAAGGGTTTCCCGACGACTGGACGGCGGGGTTCAGCGACTCGGTTCGCTACCGGATGCTCGGCAACGCCGTTGCTGTGCCGGTCGCGCAGTGGATCGCTCGCAGGCTCTTTCGACACCTGACAACCAAACACCATGAATGAAGAAAACGATACCTCACTTGATAGTTACCTGGCTGAAGTCCGGGCCAGCGTGGAGGCAACCACGCCAGAGCCGTGGACCGCAATGCCCGGAGACTCTTATGATGCTTATCCACACGTGATGTTCCTGCCGGGCCATAGCTTTATTGTCTATGACCACGCGGAGCCCGACGGGGCGAAGGCGCTGGAGGACACCAAGTATCCGGGCATTGATGCCAACGCGAAGTTTATCGCCCGCGCTCATAAAGACATTCCTATCTTGCTGGAGATTATCTTTCTCCAACGCAGGGCATTGGAAAGTATCTCCAAGCTTCGCTTTCAGGTATTACAGACTGCGGAAAAAGCGGTCAGCGAGGTTGACCTGCTCCTGAAAGGAGCCCGGCTATGAAACCTTCCACGAGCGCAGCGCTGATCCTCTGCACGGTAGTTATCTGCCTGACGGTGTGCGTTTGCACGGGCCATACCGATGTGACGGAAGATTTCCTGTGGTTCTGCCTCCTGGTCTTTTTCTTCTTCCTGCTATGAGCGCGACCACTTCCACGGACAGCGGTGTGCCTATCCAAAATGGCCTGCGGGATGATGCCCCGCCCGCTGTCGCCTCTCTCGATATGTTCGGCCAGCCGGTCAAGGAGGTGCAATGGAGCAAGCTGGCCGGCAAGCCCAAGCGCAAGACGATCCCGCGAGGTTACGCGGCGCTCCCCGGCACGGGGCCGCACGGGGAAACGTGCGGGTCGTGTCGGCATAAGGTGCGGGTCGCCGCCGCGGGGCATTACCTCAAATGTGCGCTGGTCCGCCGGGCTTGGACCCATGGGATGGCCACGGACATCCGGGCTCGCTGGCCGGCCTGCCAGCGCTGGGAGGGGCGGGTATGAATGACCCCGTAGAGCACCCAGCCCATTACACGCAGCATCCTTCTGGCGTGGAATCGTCGTGCGCGTTCATCGACAAGACGGGCCGATTGAGCCCCCGATCGCGTCAAGCCGCGAGGTAAACCCATGAGCCCAACCTTCGAGGACTACGAGACGCCACAGGAGCCGCCGCGCGCCTGCTGGAGCAAGGTGCGATACAGTTCCCGCAAGCTGGCCGTGACGGTGATGCACCAACGCCAGAAGGGCCGTGTGCGGGGCCGTGGACGCCGCCAGAGGCACGGCACGCCCGCCTTCCTGCGGGTCTACCACTGCCCGGAGTGCAACGGCTGGCATCTGACCAGCAAAGGAGGCCGGCAATGATCCCCTTCAATGAGCTGCAAGACTGCGAGAAGGTGTTGGTATGGCTCCGCCTGGCGGAGCTGCCCCAGCGGATGAGAGAGCCGGAATGGATAGCCACCGTGCTCTTTGATGGCCAGATAGACCGGGCGATGGATGCGCTCCGAGAATGCGAAGAGCGGGGCTTGGCGAAGAAGGAGGGTCCGCGAGGTGAGTGACCATCGAATACGAGCGCCTCAACACTTCGGCGAAGGTCGTCGAGTGGGTTCGTCATCTCACCGAAAAGCGATGGATTCAGGTTCCCCATTTGCGGGCGCTGGTAGACGTGGCCATTCAACTCGGGGCGAAATGCGATTTCAGTTGCTAAGGCTGTGGAACATGAAAACCGACATCCAGCGCATGAAAAATGGCATCTGGTCCAATGCACGGCACCCCGTGATTTGGTCCAATGCACGTTTTCTCTGTAAAATGGGCTTTAGTCTAATGCAGGAAGCCGCATTAGACCAATTTCGCGCAAAAAACGGATCGCCGTGGAACACTGATAAATACAGGTAGTCCAATGCAGTCTAACGCAGTCAGTCTAACGGCGTCAGACCTATCCAAGTCCAACGGCTATATAAATAATAGCCGTTTGGACTTGGAAGGATAGGTGCCGACTGGCGTTGGCGTTGGACCAACGATTCGAGATTGATGAGAATCGACCCGAAAGCCATCCCGGAGCATTTGAAGAAGCTCATGAAGCCCGAAGACCGTAAGGCTCTCGGGGATGCTGGCCGGACCGTGGCCGAAGTGGTCGCCGACCACGACCCGAAAGCGGAGATCGCGCTGCAAGGCGAGATCGCGCAATACCTGCGGATCAACGAGATCGAATTCATCTGGCCGGACCCGCGGAAGAAATCGCGGCTCCCGATCGGCTGGCCCGATTTCACCTTTGCCTTTCACGGCGTGCCCATGGCCCTGGAGGTCAAGACGCCCATCGGCGTCGTGCGCCCGGAACAAATCGAGATGCACGCCAAGATGCAGGCCAACGGCTGGCGCGTCCACGTGGTGCGCAGCTTGCCGGAAGTGCAGGCGGTTCTCCGCGGTGTGCTCACGGCCCGCGCGGTTTCGTGATTGACAAATCGGGTCTGTATGGGTCTTTTTCAGACCCATGCCACCGATTCACATCAAACCGGAAAATCGCGGCAAGTTGCACCGCCGGTTGCACGTTCCCCAAGGCCAGAAGATTCCCGCGGCAAAGATCGACGCGGCCAAGCAAAGCCCCGATCCGTCTCTCCGCAAGGAAGCCACTTTCGCCAAGAACGCTTCGACCTGGAGCAAGCTATGAGCGACCCCGCAATCCCAACCGCGTCCCCTGCCCCAACCGTGCCCGCGCCGGAACCGCTGCCAATGCGGCGTCCAGTCATCCCCGTGCGCAATGTGACGCCGCCCAAGCCGGAGCCTGCGCCCGTGCCTCCACCTCCGCAGCCTGCCGTCTTGCGCTTTCGCAACGGTCGATTGCTGCAACATCGGGACCCGGTGATATTCCGCGATTCCCAAGGCACAGTTCGCCCCGGCATCGTGCTGGTCACTCCCGGTCAGACGGTAACGACCGTGCAAGTCAACACGCTGACCAGTGGCGGCATCGGCTGTGATACTCTCGAATCCAGCGCGTTGCATCACGTCGAGGATGCGCTCGCCGCTGCCGAGGCCGTCGCGGTGAAAGGATCGTAACGGTTATGGGCGATGAAATCCCCAAACGCGCGCCGGGAAAGCCTTCGCCCTATGAAGGGCGCGAGGCTGAGGTAATGGCTCATATCTGCTCGGAGCTTTGCAAGGCCAAGCCGCTGACGCTCATTTGCCAAGAGGAGGGAATGCCGGACATCGACACGGTTTATGTTTGGCTTCAAAAGGACGAAAAGTTAGCGAGTAGCTTCGCGCGGGCGAGAGTCGCCGGATGGGACGCTCTCGCGTTGGAAACGCTCCAGATCGCCGACGACATCGCGAACGACACGATCAAGACCAAGGACGGTGAAATACCAGACAAGGAATGGATTCTGCGCTCCAAGCTTCGCGTGGACACGCGCCTGAAGCTCCTGGCGAAGTGGGACCCGAAACGTTACGGTGAAATGGTGGAGAAGACGGGAACGACCGTGAACGTGGCTGTTGGGGTCAATGTGGTGACTGAAGAAGCGCGCCGGAAGTTCATCGAGGACAAGAAGCGCGCGAATGCTTTCCTCAAGCGGCAAAAAGAGGACGAAACCGCTCTTTCTCAGTAAGAGCTAAGTTTGTCCGATTTCTGCATTTTCCGCCTGATTTCTGCCGAGCGATTTTTGGGAAGTTACTCTGAAGCCTAAGTTTCAGTCTCAATAAGCTCGTTCACAACATCATACAATTAGCGAAATCTAAAACCCTCTCTGTAAATGATCTCAGACCTTACAGGATTTCCCCTCCCGCCGTCGGACCCCGTTCCCGGCGAAGAGTCTGACATCGTGGCGCTGCAAAGCAAGGCCAGCTTTCTCACGTTCGCGCGGGAGATTCTGAAGCTGCCGGAGATGTTGGGCCGCGACATCTACGACTGGCAAGCCGGCGCAATGCTGGAATTCGATGAAGCCTCCGCGCGCATGGTGCAAGTAAGCGTGCGGACGCCCAACGGCTCCGGCAAGTCGGCTGTCCTCATCCCCGCGCTGGCCCTGGGCTGGCTTTTCTTCTATCCCAAAGGCCGCGTGGTGATCACCACGGCGGACGGCAAGCAGCTCGACGGGCAAGTTATGCCGGCGATCGAGGCGCACCGCGATAAGTTCCCCGCCTGGAAATTCATCGAGCGTGAGATCACCACGCCGACCGGCGGGCGGCTCGTGGCCTTCACGACCGACCAAGCGGGCCGGGCGGAAGGCTGGCACAAGCTGGACGACGAAGAGGGGCCGCTCCTGATGATCGTGGACGAAGCCAAGACTGTGGCGGACGCGATCTTTTCGGCCATCGACCGCTGCACATACAACGCGATCCTCCTGACCAGCTCCCCCGGACTGATGCACGGGCGGTTCTACGAGACGCAGACCAACCCGCTCTTGGGTTACACGCGCATCAAGGTGGGGCTCCTCGACTGCCCCCACATCAGCAAGGAGAAGATCGACCGCATCATTGCCACCCACGGCGCGGACTCGCAGTTTACCCGCTCCGCCCTCCACGGCGACTTCATGCTGGCCGAGGGTGAGACGAAATTCGACCGGGAAGGGCTCGACCATATCCGCGCCATGGCCGCACAGGGCCACGGATTGGTGCGTCTAGGCCGTTTGGAGGAGAGCCGGGCCACCGGCACAGCCATTTGGCTCCCCGACGATTCTGGCTGGCTCTGGATGGACGAAAAGCCCATGCCCGGCGGGGAGTATCTGATCACCGTGGACCCCAACACGTGCGAGCAGGCCGAAGGCACGGAGGAACGGGACAACACCGCGTGCGCCGTGATCCGCAAGGGCTGGTTCGACTCGGACGGGGAGCACCCTGATCATGTGGTGGCCACCCTTCACTGGCCGGGCGGCGTCAAGTGGGACTCCGACGTGCTCGCCAAGCGCATCAAGCTCCTGGCGGACCATTATGGCGGCTGCATGGCCGTGGTGGAGGCCAATAACTTCGGCTCGGCATTGATTGCCAAGCTTCAGGCCCTCCACGTCCGTCTCTGGCACCGGACGAAGATTGACGACGTGAACCCGAACAAGGAAACCAAGCTCGTGGGCTTCCTCTCCACGTCGAGGAGCCGGGAGCACTGGATTCAGGCCATGGCGGCGGCGATCCGTGAGAAGGCGCTCATTTGCCGCTACCAACCGGCGGCACAGGAGTTTCTGACCTTCATCACGCTTCCCAGCGGTCGCTCCGAAGCACAGGGCGGCTACCATGACGACTGGGTAGCGGCCATTGGCATCGGGCTCGTGGTCCGCTGCTTCACCACATTCCGGGCCACCATCGAGCAACGGGTGGGAGCCTACGCCCACACGGATAACTGGGGGCGACCTTACGACACCCAGCCGGGCATCAGCACCATGGGCGGCGTGAACAAGTGGGGGGCCTGCGGATGAGCCCCACCGCCATTGACGAGCTATCCCGCCTCCGCATCAAGCTCGACCACGCGCAGGCCGATGCCGAGCGCTTTGAATCCAACTGGCTCGCGGCGGAGGCAGAGCTAAAGGACGTGCGCCGACGTTACGGCGATGCACTGGCCGAAGCACACGCACGGCTGGCGGAAGCCAATGCCGACATTGCCCGGCTGCAAGCCCTGATCGTTCCCACTCTATGATCCACACCACCCGTAATACCTACCGCATCGGCCAAGTCGTCACCCACGCCGGCACCGAATACGTTGCTCTGCGCGAAGTGCCCAAGGGCATCACGATCTATGACCTTCGCTTTTGGCGCAAGGTGAGCGCGCCTGTGCCCGTGGAGGATGATGAGCCGGAGGACGACATCAACCCGCTCTCGGAGATTTCGCCCTTTGCCGCAGATGCACTGGAGAGCGCCTTTGACACCGTCACGCTGCCGGACGCTCCGATGGACCCGCCCCCGGACTTCACGCCCGGCGGAGGGGACTCTGGCGGAGGCGGAGTAAGCGGCGATTGGTAAGAAGCCAAAGCCTTATGAGCACCCTGGCCCACAAGAACGAGAGTTTTGCGACACGGGTCTTTCCCGACGGGAACATTCCGTGGCGGCAGGCATCCCCTCCTCCCACCAAAGGGCGTTTCCGGTGTGGCAGCCTTCGCGCCTGCTCCTACTGTGGCTCCATGCACCCCGCTGCCTGCGGGCGGAGAGGAAACAGCGCTCGCCGTTGCCGGAGGCGAATTGCTCCAAAAGATCAGCGATTACGAGCAACGCCACAACATTCCCCTGCTCCCGCAGTTCCGCCCGCCCTACGCGATGCACGGCGACCCGAGACAAGGACGATTTACCACCCCGCGAACGCTTTGCCTGAAAATCATTATGAACCCCACCCCTGATGACGACGAGGCCCGCCGGGCAGTCTACGATTACACGCGCAACGGCCTGGCTACTCCGGCCAAGCGAGAGGCGTTTTGGGCTGGCTATCAAGCCGCCTGCCGACGCGGAGACACCCCTGTTGCCTACCGCAATTTCATCCGGGAAACCGTGGAGCGGACATGCACCAAGCGGATTGAAGAGATCGAGGGCCGCGTCCCGACCAATGACGAGGTGAGCGAGCATTTGATTATGGAAGTGGTCCCGGAGAATTTCGGCTTTGCCCGGATGCTTTGGAAGGGCCAGCACATTTGCGAGTATCACCCGCCGGGCTACACCCCTGACGGATGGGTGGACGCGCGCGTGCTGGAATTGAGCCCCAAGGAGACGCCGTAACCCATCCCTCCCCCATGAGCGCTGAACCCACCCACACCCGCGGCCCTTACTTGAAGGGCAGCGATCGGGCGGGCTTTCGTGAGCCACAGAGCGAGGGCGGCGATAACCTTGGCACCGAGCAACTACGCCGAGCCCTCCGGCTTTACTGCAACGAGCGGTTTGGGGAGAGCGCGGGAGCGATGAAGTTTGGCGATGATCCGGTATTAGGCAGCGACGGCGATCTTGGGGCCGTGAGTAACATTCGGCGGCAGCGCAACGCGAAGAAACGGCGCGAGGAGGCGGAGGCGCGGAGGGACAAGCGGCGCAAGGCGGCACGGGAGCGGAGGAAGCGGGGATAGACTTATCGCCGGGGTTTACCTACCCTCGCACCATGAGCACAACCAAGCGCCCCGTCCTGAAAATCGTCTGCATGTGCCGTGCTGGTATGGTGCGCTCCGTGGCGATGAAATCCATTCTCCATCGGTATCTCGGGCACGACACGCTGGCGTGCGGGTTCGAAACGAACAGCCCCGAGGCGCTGGCCCTCCTCTTCGATTGGGCGGATGCGATCGTGATTCTCAGCGTGCCATTCCTTGATTACGTCCCAGTGGAGCTTCTGCATAAGACCCATATTTTCGACGTGGGGGATGATGTGTGGGGCAACCCGTTCGCCGAGGAGCTGCGTGTAAGGCTCGTCGAGCTGCTCAACGCCAATCCGATGTTTCATTTCGGGCGGACGCTCGACCCGGACAAGGTAGTGCGCGACCTCCGCCGCTACCGGGAAAAGATCGAGGCGCGGAAGGGCGACCCGACCGCGTAAGACGGCGCGAGTATAACTCGCTAAAAATAATTCTTGCCATTCGCGTTGGCCTCCCAAACGCCGCGCGACATGACCGAAGCCCCTACAGCTCCAGCCCCGGCGGCACCCGCTGCCCCGGTAACTGCGCCCGTAGCCGCGCCAGCCACAACGCCCGCGCCAGCGGCGGAGCCCGCGATTACCAGCCTCGACTTGGATTCAATCCCGGCGGATGTCCGGCGCTCCCTCTCCTTGGGGCAGATGCCCGGCTCGACCCAGGCGGCGGACACACCGACCTTGCAACCCGTCATTCCCGACGTGCCGGTAACTCCCGTTACCCCGGCGGCGGTTGCCCCGGTGGAAGCCAAGAAGGAGGAGCCCGCGCCCGTCACTCCCACGGAAGAGGAGGACGACGCGCCAGCGGCAGGCGACGACTTCACCAAAAACTTCCGCGTCCATACCAATGACGCCAAGGCATCCGCCTTCCTGAAGGCATACAAAGCGGCCCTCGCCGTGAACCCGAATGCCAACCCGGCAGTGATTGCGGCGGGCATCGGTTATGACCTCCCTGTGGAGGAAAAGGGGACAGCCTCCGGCGAACCGGCCAAGGGAGCCGCCCCGGAGATCCCCGGCAATGATCCTTTGAGCGTCATGCAGGCGCGCATTACCGAGATTCGGGCCACGCTCAAGCAGGCGGGAAGCGATGAGAAGCTTTACGATTCCGAGGTTCAGGAACTTTCCGACGAGCTGACGGAGTTGGTTTCAGAAGTCAAAGCCATGAAGGTGGAGCAGAAAATTCTTGCCACCCTCGATCAGCGGAGCGCCCACGACAAGGCGCTTACCGCCCGGCAATCGGTGAAGGCCCAGGTGCTTCAGGAATGGCCAACGGCCAATGATGACGAGAGCGTATTAGGCGAGGAGATCAAGCTCCTGCTAGGGGACGTGACTAACAACCCCTCCCATCCGCTCCACGCGCAGATGGGCCAAGACAATTTTCCGGCGGTGCTCACGGCCAAGGCCGTGGAGAGCAAGACCGCCAAACTCCAGAAACAATTTGGCTACACCAAGGAACAAGCCTTGGCAGCCATCAAGGGGAAGCCCGTCGCCGAGGCTACGAGCCCGGTGACTCCAGCGACCCCGCCGCAGAAAACTCCGGCCCCAGTGCCGCGCACCATCCTCACGACCACGCCCGGAGGCTCCTCTGCCCCGGAAGCAGTCGCGATCAATCCCGCGCAGGTTTTGGAGCAACTGGAGAACAACCCGCAGCTACGCCGCACGGTGCTTTTTGGGAGTGGCACCGTTCAGTTCTAACCCTCTTTCACTCCCTTCCAACCAATCCACTTACACCAATTCCAATGAAAAAGTTTCAACTCTACGCAGCGGGCATCTCTGCCTCCTGCGCACTCTTCACCCCGTGGGCCTTGCTGCTCGCGGTCCTCTGTCTCGCCAACTGGAGCGCCATCGGCGCGACCCTTGGCACGAGCTATCCCGAGATCAATACCACGACCCTCGCGAACTACGTTTCCGCGAACGCCTACGTTCAGGAACAACTCTGGGTTCGCGACGTGCTCGACACCAACGGCGCGAATTACCAGTCGTGCCCGTTCGCCGACAACATGACGGGCCGGATTAAGATCGGCAAGGCGACCAGCGAAACCGAGCTGAAGAAGGCCATTGTCGAGATCACCGACACCTCCAAGGTCAACGGCGATACCATCAATATCTTCGCAACCGCCGGTATCGGTGGCGAGGGTGCGACGGGCGACAACGTCCGCAACGGCACGGAAGCGCAGATCGTCACCGGCAACATGCAGGTGAAAATCGGCAACCAAATCTTCGCCGTGGGCTACAAGCAATCGGCGGTCGATAAGTCGATGATCGGGCGGGAAATCCTGAAGAACGCCAAGCTTCAGGAGGGCTTGCGCAACCTTCACCAGACGCGCAAGAACGACACCATCATCTACCGCATGATGCAGGCCGCGGGTTACGGCGTGGCCAGCAACGCCTCCGGCAGCGTGCAGATGAGCGCGGGCACTCCCAGCGCGAACTTCATCTATCCCGTGGGCGTGACCAACCGCGCCGCGCTCCGCAGTGCGAACACTCTGGACCTCCCGACCATCATGGCGGCTGGCGAAGTGCTCCCCGGCCAAGGCGCGTTGCCCATGAGCACCGCGAAGGATGGCGGCGGCTCCGTGGCGGAGTTGTTCATCATGCTCACGCCAGACAAGGCCGTGTATGATCTCGAAAGCGACCCGACCCTGACCCAGGTGCTCCAATACGCTTGGGATCGCGGCAAGACCAACCCGATTTTCGCGGGCGGTCTGACCGACATTCGCGGCCACGGGCTCTATCGCTGGATTCACCGCGACCACGCGAACTACAACGCCATCGGCTCCCCGCTGATGCCCCGCGCCAAGCTCAGTGTGGCCACGAACGGCAGCACCACCACGTTGAACGGCGGCGGTGTGCTCAACGGCGCGTCCAGCGACACCACGGCGCAATGGTTCCGGTATTTCAGCAATGCCCCGGTGATCATGTATGGCGGCATCAACAATATCGCGGCGACCACGCACGACACCCGGTATGTGATGACCATCGGCTCTGGCGGTTATTCCATCTGGAGCTACACCGTCAACAACGGCAACGCGCTGACGGTTACTACCGTGAGCAGCACCGTGAGCTACGTTCACAACCCCGGCGATCTCATCGTCGAGTGCAACGCGGCTGGCGCGATCCTTTGCCGCTCGATCATGTTTGGCGCACAGGCCGTTGTCGGCGGCAATGGCGTCATCATGGGAACCCCGGCGGGTCCCCAGCAAGGCGTCTTGCGCCGGCAGGAACTCGACCTCGGCAACGACGTGGCAATTGGCGTGGAAGGCTGCGCCGGCTACGCCGCTGTCTCGCGTGCGGGGGATAACACCTTCCCCGGCTTCGTCATCGTCGAGCACGCGCTCTCTGCGAACGCCGTGCCCGGCGCTCCCACCGTCTAACCCGGACCCACATAGGCCCTCCTCGCCCCGCAGTGGTTCGCCGCTGCGGGGCTTTGGGCTGAAAACCCAAATATCCTATGCACTACCGAAACGGACGAGAAGCAAAGAACGGCGACAAAATTGTGCGCCTTGGACCTGACGGCAAAATCGAAGCGTTTGGCGTCCTGCACAGCGCCACTCCCGGCAACGACTATTGCAATGGGAATATCGCGGTCGTCCAGTCGGCGAGTGATTACGCCTGCCTGTGCGACTCCCTCCACATTGACGATGTTGCGGAAATCTTGACGGAGAAGGGCCTCGATAAACGCCCCACGGGAAAGTAATCCCATGCGTTACTACAAGCTCGTCACCATTTACCGGCAACCCGGCACTCATTTCCATCTGCGCAATCTGCGCCGGGAGATGATCGGCACGATGGTCTTCAACTCCGCGCTCGCCCGGCATGAGCTGGAAGTGGACGAGCCCACTTTCCTGAAGCATTCCAAGGAACTGGTCTTGATGGCCAAGTTTCCCACGCTGGCCGTCTATGTGGCCGAGGTGCGGGACGAGATTCCCAGCCGCGCGCCCGCCGTGATCGAATTTGAGGCCGGTTACAATCTCGCCATGGATGGGCGGGAGTTACTGGACGATGCCAGCGCATCGGCCCGCGCTGGCCACGCAATTGCCAAAAACGAACTCCCCGGATGGCCCCTCGCGCCGATGCCGGAAGGTGGCTGGCCAACCGCGCCCGAGCCTTACTCTCCGCCGAAAACGCAACCAGCCGACGCCACCGTGCTGGCCAAACTCCCCTTTTACTCCCTGCGCAAAATCGCCAAAGACTCGGGCGTTTGGGATGAGTCTTTGAAGGGGAACGACGCCATCCGCAAAGTAATCCTCGCCAAGTATGCGGAAGGCGCACCTGCGACCGCCTAAACGATGAGCGCGCCCGCCACCGTCCAGGGGGTTGGACTGGAGGTTCTGAAGGACCAGGGCATTTACACCCTGAACCCTTCCGGGCCACAGGCCAACGTGGTCCGCCCGGCGGACCTCACGAGCGCGGCACTCTGCATCACGCAGGCCCTTCAGGTTTGCGCCAAGCACAGCCCGGCGGAGTTACTCACCCAGCCGGGGAGCGGATACATCCACGCGCCCGCCAATATCACCCTGACTGCCATACAAGGCAGCACGACGATTTCCGGTTTCAGTTCGTGGCAGTCGTGGATGCCGGGTTGCACCATCCAGATTTCCGGGGATGGGCAGGATAACGAGCTGATCTCCGCCACCCAGCTTGCCCGGCCCTACGCAGGGACGAGCGGGAGCGGTATCGCGGCCACGGTCTACAACGACTGCATCACGCTTGATGACACGATTGAGCGCATCATCGGGCCGCTGGTCCTCGCTCAAAGCCGCTTGGTCATCGAGACGACGAGCCGAAACGATTTCATCGCCCGGAGCGCGTTCCCAATGTGGGGCGGCTATGTCGGCGCGTTTCCAGGCGCGCAGTTGGGTTACACGTGGGCACCTTTTTGGGCACTGGGACCGAAGCCCACCGGGCTCTTCCCGCAGGTATATTTTCTCGACCGCTATTTTGACTCCACGGTGGCCTATCCCTCCACGCGTTTGCGTCTCTCACCTATGCCGACGCAAGCGCAGGGCATCGGTTGGGTCAACAAGATGACGCCTATCCGCGTGACGAGCGCGGACATCGTGAGCGGACTTAATACTCTGACCGTCACCGGGGCAACGAGCGATACCAACGTCAACCAGACCTATGGCTACGTGTGCGATGTGAATGGATACCGAATGTTCGGCGGTGAGACAGATGGCCCTTACAGTATTTTTGTTCATCCCAACGCAGGGTGCTACATTCTGGCCGCAGCCATGGATGTGGTGGATACTCCCGCTGCTTACTGGATTGCGGGAACCGCGTTGTATCCCGTGGGAGGCTATAGCCCGCTTGGCACCGCAACGGGTATTTTGAATGTCACTACTTCGGACACGGGCGGAGGTGCGGCGGACCCCGGCACGATTATCAACATGCCCAACGGCTGGGTGGAATCCATCCTACTGCCGATCGCCCGCTATTACGGAAGTGCGCTCCCGACGTTCAAGAACACGGAAATCCTCCCCCGGATTCTGACCAATTACAAAGAGGCCATCCAGCGCTTGGAGGGGACGATCGCCTCCAGTGAGGGGGCCAGCACCCATTACGTGTAATGCCACGCAACGACGGTCGCACACGCACGCCGGACGCTTTTGGAAAACCAGGAAAGCGCTTTGTCGATAACTCGCTGGCCACGCCGGCAATCATCGAGGAGCGCAGCACGAACGTTGATACCCCACCGAAGGCGTTCCTCACGCCGCACGACCGCATCCCGAGCGCGCTCCTGATCTCCACAAAGCTGACCAAGGGCGACGACACGGATTTGGTCGTCAGTGAGGACTTCCAGACGATCCCCTCCGCTGCCCTGACCAGCCTACGCTTCGCCGCGGACGCCGACGGCGCGATCGTTCAGGATGTGAAGCAGCGGCTTCAGCAGGGCACCGCTATTCCCTCAATCAGCCAACTCGTGCTCGGCTACCAGGACAACGCGATTGACGCGAACATCATGGAGCGTTCGCTGATCTCGCTCTACGGCGCGACCACCTTTCCGCTGCTCAATAGTAGCGAATACGACCCGGACACGGGCGGCATTTTGCCATCATCCAGTCAGATTGTCGCGCCGACGACCAACTCCACGGCCCTCGGCAGCAATGGCCAATACACGATGGTCGAGGCGATTGATAAGTGGAAGAGCCGGAAACGGACCAAAACCGTAACCACGACCACGGGCGGCATTGGTGTGGCGGGGCCAGCGGCATACCCGCGCACCTATACCTCTTTCCGGCACGTGGCGTTGCCGCGCGTGCTCACGACCTTTACCCCCTTGGTCCTTGACGATTCCTCCGGCAACATCGTCAGTGCGGTCTTCTATGCCAATCTCACGGATTACTCCGGCAACCACTTGGTGACGATCACAGAACAGTGGAGCAACGTTCCTTTTACTGGCCTGTCCGCCTCCCCGCTTGTGGCAACTGCCTTCGAGTGGATCACCCCTTTTGGGGGCGGCAGCATTCCAGATTGTTTGCACCCCCTGCTGGAGGTCAAGGCATCCTGTGATTCGGGTGTTGTCCCTTGCGGCTACCTACGTTATTTCAACACCATTTCCGTGGACTGGGTTAGTTTGGCCACCTCGCCATCCAACCTTAGCGGGACCATTACCCTTTCCGACGAGCAAGAACCTTTTCGGGGTGGTTTCCGGCGGCGCACGGAGCAAATCACCATCTAAGTATGGCGGGCGCACTCGATACAGGCGGACTCGACGTTGATGGAATCAAAACTGGCGGGTTGCAAACTGGCGGATTAGGCCGGGCGGATATTGAGCAGCTCGTGAACGAGGCGATCAGCACCCGCATGGCCGGGATGCGATTTCAGGGCGACAAGGAAATGTCTACCTTCGGGCGCGGCGGCAATTGGGCTATCCGCAATAACCGGCCAATTCGCCACGATCTTCCTCCCCTCCAAGGGGACACGGGCAACCCTTTGCTCTGGACCCCGATCTATCATCAGGTATCGGGCTCTTGGAAATGGAAAATCAAGACGGGGCTCTTCTATTCTGATTTTGACCTCTCCACGAGTGTCACCCTCTCGCAACTCAACACAGACATCGCAATGAACGCGAGCGGCGATTACCTCTTTCTGGAAATCGCGTTTGGCACCTTCCCCACAGTGAACTCGGCCACGATCAAAGCTGCCGGAGGCACGACCTTACCCGGCGGCGGCGTGCTGGAGTATGATCAAGACTCGTCCGGGTCCACGACGATCAACACCCAGACGAAAATCCGCGTCCCGCTGGCCAAGGCGGAAACCATCGCGGGCCTAGTGACGGTGACGCAGATGCGTTACAACGCCATCTTCCTCCTGGCCACCGCGGCGAACATGAATGATTCCTCCAACTCGAATCAAACCGTAGTGGGCGGTTTTGTTTTCTTATGAGGGCGTTTGCTTCCGGGCTCTACTGCGATCCTAACTATGGTCAGGTTATTCCGTGGGAGAACCTCAGTTTCTACTCCAACCCGGTTACCGGGATTCGGCGCACCTTTGGAATCGGCAACGGTGGCAGCTTGGCCTATGTCTTCACGAACGACCCGGAAACGGTTCCTGCCGCAAGCGTCTACATCAAAGCCAAGAGCGTGAGCCCGCTCGTGGACTTGATGTGGAACTCCCAAAAATGGCAGTTGGATGTGACCGCAGCAGGCGGGAGCTTTTCGGGCTATGTTGACTGGAAAACGGGGGACGGCCCCGACTACGATCCTCTTCGGTTTTTGCTAAACCCGCCCATCCAAGATGGCATAGGAGACGGACAGCAATGGCCTAACCCTGAGGTGTCCACCTCCGGGAATGAATTTACGTTCGGGCTTTCTCTTGATTATTTATCATTTATTTATTACTATAGCCCGAATTTTTACGTGCCATTTGGTTTCTCTGGCTACGACGGCATGTTTAACTACACCTGCCTGACTAATGGCACCTTGGTCCAAGCGGGGATGCTGACTTTCGCGGGGAGCCTGGCAAACATTGCGCAAATGCCCATCTACGGCCCGACCGCCGACAATGGCGGACCCGGCTCCTGTGACGCCACGTTTACTGGAACGCAGTGGACCTAAATTCGGTCTTGCCATTCGCGTGCGACTCCCAAACGCACGCGGGCCATGAGCAACTATCGGCTTCCCACGCTGCGCTATCCGAATCCGAATTCTCCCGGCCAAGTCCAGATGGACCGCCGGACACACGCCAGCAACGTCCCGAACGTCACCCCGAACGCCGGGCACGACTGGAGCGCTTTTGATAAGGCTTTTGGCACTGGCGCACCGTCCAACGGGGCCTATGTCACCAATCCCCCTGCCCGCACGGACGGGATTCGCCCCACGGGCGGCAAACCCCTCGATGTCAATTCTCCGGCCATCCAAGCCGCTCTTGATCGCGCGGCGCACGTGACGCCTACGGTCGTGCGCCCTGGCGTCAATGTGCCGAGCCAATACGGCAGCGGGCACGTTGATCTCCCGGCGGAAACCGCCGCGACGAATGCCGCATTCAACGAGAAGAACGGCATCCCGGACTTGGGCGTGGAGCCCTACGACCAAGCAACCTCGCGCCAGCGGCTCTACTCCGCCTACCCGGAAGTGTTCAAGGCGGGCACCCCGGAGAACCAAGCTTTCACCAAATACGCCCAACAGTATGGCGAGCAGGCGGCGCATGAGAACGCTTCCTCATTCCTCGACCCGATCGTTCAGCAGAAGGCGGGGACCATCGGCACTCCCGCCGTGGCCGGACGGCACGATCTCGCGGCCCCTGGCTCGACGGATGCCATCGTTTCCCAGCGGGCCACGGATAAGATTCGCTCCGATCAGGCACAGGCCGGGCCGTTCACGCCGGAATCACTTCCGGGCCGCGCGCTCATCGCGGCGCAGAATGCCCCCAGCGCGGGAAGCGTGGTCAAGAGCGGGATCGCCGCCGCCGGTCAGGCGGTCGGGCTCAGGCCGGACGTGGCCAATAATGTCGCGAACAATGTCACCAACGCCGGGAGTAACTATCTCGCGGAACTTGTGAACCCGATTCGCGCCGCGAAAGACGCCTATTCGAGCGTGCAAAGCTGGTTTGGCGACAAGAACGCCAACACGGCCAACGCGCCCACACCATCGGCAGCCCCGGCTCCCGGCCCGACCGCGCCCACGGGTCAGCCGCCGGCCAAACCCGCAGCTTTGGACAACGCCACGAACAATATCCCGGCAACCTCGCCCACGACGACCAATGCGCCTACCTCGACCAGCGCGAGCGCTGCACCGGCTGGCGATGACGACGACGAAGCCCGGCGCAAAGCGCTCGCGGCTCAACAACCCTCCGCAGGCTTAGGCTTCTAAAGCGGCCCCCACGGCAAATACCGAGGGGGCCGCTTGGTATTACATGATGCCGATTTCCTCCCGGAGGACCATCGGAACCCGCTCCGATAGAAACCAGATCGCGGCCCCGAGCCTCGAAAGTTCCGAAGGCCGTTTCTCCTTTCCTTGCTGAAGGAAATACCGGGTCCCGCGCTTCGGATCGTGGTCAATGACCAGCTTGTTGTGTCTCCCCTTCAGTTGGAGACTCCATTTCTTGGACAGCCGTTGGCTGCCCTTGTTTATTTTCATTGGTTCAGAAAAAAAGTCCGCCCGCGAAGGCTAGAGACCTTTTCGCCCCAAGAATCACCAGGGGGCTATCGCGGACGGACTTTAGTTTCTTATGTGGGTCGCCCGCTCCGGTTGATTACTCCGAGCGGTAGAACATGCGTGTCCGGTCTCTAGTCGGACGCTGGAAAGATGTCCCGCGGTCCAAGTGGATGCAACCCTTTTTGGATTGACAGATTGCCCTCACAAATGCGCCTCTGGCGCGAGATGAGAAAACTGTTTGAGCATGTGGTGGGTATTTTCCTACTGGTTGTGTTGATGACGGGAGCCGCCGTGGGGCTGGAGTTTGCGATGCTCGACGGTATCGTGGTAATTGCAGTGGCCCTCATCTTCGCTGCAAAATACATTCTCAGCCTCCTCCAAGAGAGATTATGAAAAGCGCACTCACCCTTGACCGCCCCGCTCGCTTCTGGAAGCGGGCTGTGATTGCGAGTGTCATCGGGGCTTCCTGTGTGGCTCCTTGGATCAATGAGACACCGATGCTTTTCGGTGTCCCGGTTTTGCTGGGGAGTTTCTTTGTTGTATGGGGCGAGCTTTCCGGCGGCGTGACGCAAAAGGCGAAAAAGGGCAAGAAGACTCCGGTGGAAGGCTACGCCTCGATGGGCGCTTAGACTTGTTTCGGCGGGTATAGCCCGCAAATCTTCTTGCCATTGGGCTCCGACTCCCAAACGCGAGGCGGGAAATGCCTTCCGCCCTCGACAGCGCCACAACCTTGGATTGGGGTGCGCCTGCTCCCGATCCCGTTCAGCCCACTCCTCCCGCGCCGCAGGAGGACCCGAAGCAGACTGATGCCCGGCAAATCGCCGACTCGATCGCCGTCCAGCGCCAGCAGCTCAACACGGATCAGCAAGACCAGGCGCAGCAGAAGATGAGCGGGGCGGAGTTTGCCGCGCAAGGTGTGCCCGCATTACCCGGTTTGCCCACGATTCCGCAAACCAAGGGCAGCAGCTCCACGTGGGATTCGCTCGGAGCCGCCAACCCCACGCCGCGAATTACGCTCGGCGCGCCTCCCCAGCCGGCCACAACCGGCACGGCGAATGATCTCCAACAGCAGCGCGACGCCGCCGTTGCCCAGGCCGCACAGCAGCAGGGCGACAAGCTCACACTCGACCAGCACGCAGCCGTCACGGCCAATGCGGACTATCAAAATGCGCAACGGCAGTTTGGGCAGATTGCCAGCATCCTCGATCGCGACCAAGGCCGAAGCCCGACCCTCGAAAACGCTCTCGCTTCCGGGGACGCTGCCACCGCGCACGCAGCGCTCGATAGCCGGTTTCAATCCTACTACAACCAGCCGCAGGCCAACGCGAAGGCGGGGCTTTTCAATGATGACCTCACCCCGGCGGCGCAGCAGTATCGCGCCAACATTGACGCCGCAAAGGCCCAAGGGCACGCCGCGATTGACGCCATGGTGGACGCGCAGCAGCGGGCCACGGCGGCGCAGAATCGGATTACGGCCGCAAACGCGCCACAGCAACCCGCCGCGCCAGCGACGGCTCTTGACGGTGGCCAGAGCCAGACGGCAGCGGCAACTCCGTTCGCCCCGACAGAAGCACCCTACCGCGTTGACCCCGCGGGCGGTATTGCGTTCGACCCAAACCGACTTCAGGACGGTCTCCTTGCCGCGTTCAAGGACGGTGCAATTGACCAAGACAAGCTCACCACCTTGCTACCCAAGGCGCAGGCCGCACAGGACGCCATTGCGGCGCAGCAGAAGCTTCTGGCAAACGATTCCGTCGCATCGAAGCTCAAAGCCCTTGGGTATGGTGCAGGCAAGGGCGCGGCATTTCTTGCCGGGGCTGGACCAGGCGCGGAAGCCGGTGCGGCCATCGGTGCTTTTGGCGGTCCGCTGGATTGGGCCACTGTCCCCGCGGGCGCGGCCATCGGTGGCCTCATCACTGGCGGGCTTGCATCGTTCGGAGCCGACAAGACTTTGCGCAAACTCGGCGAATACAGCGACACCATCAAAAGCTTCACCGATGCCGCCGACGCGCATCCCTACTACGACGCCGCAGGCAATTTGATCGCCTTCGGGTCGGGCGTTCCGATGACGGTAGCGAACCTTGCCGGTGACGCCGCGATTCGTGCGGCCAGCGGGGCAAGCACTGGCACGATCGCCAAGGCCATCGCGGCCAAAGTCGGCGGCGCGGCAGCCGCAAATGTCGCCATCGACACGATCATCAAACAGGGTGCGCATGCGCTCGGGCTGAGTGACGAGGGGCAGACCTTGCCGGGCGCTGCGCAGGCGGCGCTTGTCGGGGCGTTCGTGGCCGGCCACGGGATTGAAATCGGTAAGCTTTCCCCAAATGACATCGCGAGCGCTGTTGTGAAGGAACGTATGGGCGTTCCGATGACGAAGGATGAAATCGAAACCGCAAACGCCTTTAAATCGGAACTCATCAAACAACGCGCCTCCGGCAATATTCCACAAAATCCATCAAACGAGGACGTGGAGAACGCGCTTCGCCGCTCGACTGGTGAGCAGGCAACGATGGGCGGGAAGCCCTACGGAGTTACCGCCGTTAAGATTTCGCCTGAGTCGAATGAGGCTCCTTCGCAACCCGCTCCGCAGCCTGCCCAACTGTCTGACCAAACGGCGAATCCCAAAACTCCCGGACCTTCTTCCGCCGCTCAACCTCCTGCTCAAACTTCTTCTGGAAGTTCCGCTCCCGCATCTCGCGATAACCCAACAGGATCGAGTGAATCCAATTCATATCCGATTCCTACCCCAAGCACGCAGCAGGGTCAACCTCAAAGCGCACCCTTGGGAACCCCTACCGAAGCAGCGACGGCCAGCCAAAGCGGGACGCCAGCCATTCCCACAGCGCAGCAAGGAGCAAAAGCAGAATCCCCCCAACTGCTTTCCCCGGAAAATCAGGCCGATACGGTCGCATCGGGGCAGACTGCCACGACCGCATCCCCTTCTTCAACCCCTCGAATTGAACTTGCGGCCCGTCAGAAAGAATTAGCCGCCCTGCCGGCGGACGACACCACCAAGCGCCCGTTGATCGAGGGGCGCATCAAAGAGCTTCAGGCCGTGATGGGCACGGGCGAAACCGGGGGCGGACCTTCGCCTGTGCCCGTGGCCGATCAACTCCCCGCCGAGGGCACCCCGCCGACAGCCACGCCAGAAGTGGCCAGCCAGGAAACGCGCACCCAGGAATTGGAGAAGCAGGCGCGCGACTTGAAAGCGACGCCGCCCAAGACTTCGCCGCCGGTCGAATCCCCGGCACAAGGCCAGCCGCCCGCGCCAAGTGCGGAGAAAGAAAGGACTCCAGCAGATGAGGCGCGGGTCGCCACGGGAGAGGCGGCGAAACCTTCTTCTGATAAGAAGCCGGGCGGGGCGTCCGATGCACCGGGCTTGCGCCCGTCCCCGACTCAAACGCCCGAAGCGTTCCCCGCGCCGACAAACAAGCCTAGCACGCCCGAAACGCCAAACAAGTCTGAATCCTCTACCCAACCAGCCAAGCCGCGCACTCTCGCAACCGCGCTCCACGAAGACGATGCGGTGAAGCTCGCTTTGCCGAAAGGCGCGAGTCACGTCGAGGCCATCAACACCAAAGGGCAAGTTGCGCACGCGTCCATCGTTGACGTGCGCGGGGGCAACATCCTCAAGGGTGGTGGCCCATATTCCAAGATCACGCCGGGCAAGATGCAGAAAGGCCGGTTCGTGCCGATCGAGGGCAAAGCGGAGCTGACGCCGCCCAAGGGGGAGAAAGCACCCGTGCCCGAAATCCCCGGATTGCCCGCGGAACCGGCGGTAAAACCCACTGCACCCGCGAAGGCCGAAGAGACCCACTCGCCCGAAGCGGCCCATGCGCTCAAGCTGGCAAACGCCGCGCTGAAGCTCCACGAGGACGAACTGAAGGCATTGGGGCACCCACTGGAATTTGTGACCAAGGCCAGGGACGCGGAGGGCGAACTCGACAACGCTGGCATTTCGACCGACCTCGAAACCGGGCGCATCGAAATCAACCCGGAGAAGTTTGCCGAGTCCATTGCCGCAGTGCGGGAGCGCGCACCGAAGGGCGAGGAGAACGCAAAGGCATTGGCATTCGTGAAGAACATCGTCGCCGAGGAAGTCGCCCACGTGGCCACGATCCAATACGCGAAGGAGAGCCCGGAAAACATGGCCCGGCTACTCCGGTTGCACGAAGACGAGGACCTCATGAAGCGTGCGGCGGATGTTTACGGTTCTACGTGGAACGAGCTGGGAGAGTTTGGGCAGGCCGCTGAAGCGGCACGCATCCTCTTGCGCGGGCCGGAAAAGCTCACCGAGGCCACTTACAAATTCCTCGCGGACTTCCTGAACTGGCTGAAGGAAAAACTGACCAATCTTTCCAAGGACACGCGCGAATTGATCGCGGGCATCGAGGAGAAGCTGGGGAAATACCGGGCGAACGAAGAGCAAGAAAAAGCCTCCGCGAAAGTCGTCGAGGCACAGCAGCGCAAATACGACGCCGACCTCACCAACCCGGCGAAGGTCGTCGAGATGGCGCGTCGCCCTGACGGATTGGTTGTGCTCAATGCGGATGACCTTGTGGGCGGAAGCCCGGCCATGAAACAGGCCAAAGCAATCACCGACCCGAACCGTAGCTTCCAGCAGGGGCAGAAGGTCTATGACGAGCTAAAACCTGCCGCCGATCGCGCCCGGCAAGCCGCGTTCGACTATCTGCTCAAACAGCCGGCGAAGGGCGACGTGGTATTCACCATCGGCGGACCGGGCAGCGGCAAGAGCACGTTTATCAACAAGGTGAAGGATGCGGATTTCGTTCTTGATGCCGTCCACGCGCAACCGGGATTGCTTGGGGACCGCATTCAGCAGGCACTCGACAGCGGACGGCAAGTGCGAGCGATCTTCATTCTTCGTGATCCGGGCGAGGCAATGCGCGGCAATCTTCAGCGGGCTCTGGTTGAAAAGCGCATGGCCACCGCGGAAGGGCTGGCGCAATCTCATGCTGGTGCTCGGCGTGAATTCGCCGCCGTTGCCGAACGCTTTGCTGGCAATCCAAATGTGGACATTGTATCGGTCGAAAGTGGTTCGCTCAAGGAAGCCCCCGTGCCGCCCTTGTCGGTTGACGAAGCACGCCAAAAGGCCCATAGTGTCGTCGATGCAATCACCAACGGAACCGACGCCAACTGGAAACACGGAGCCCTCCCGGCAGCCGTCCGGGAGCGAGCCCTCGACGTTGAAGGGGCGGACCGAGGCGATGCTGGCGCACGCGCGAGTGGAACTGGCGAAAGAGATGGCGGAAGCGGAGCGCCGGGGCGTCCCGCTCCACGAGATAATTCCGGTGCATTAAAGTCGGCGGCGAAGGCCGACACCATCCGGCAGTTCAAGAAGACCTTTGACGGTCTCTTTGGCGCGTCGCCGAAAGCGCTCCACGGCGCGAATCCGGAGCCGATCGAGCAACGCGGTTTCCCGGTTGAGAAGAAGGACGAGGCCAACAAGCTCGTCCATCTCATGATCCGCGACGGCATCAACACGCCGGAGAAAATGGCGCAGTTCCTCGACGAGATGAGCGGCGGCAAGGCGCGCCCCTTCAGCAAGGCGCTCTGGCGGATGTTGGGCAGCGTGGATACGGATTTGCCGGACGGCCCGAGCGATTGGGCTCCGATCTACGCAAGCCTCACACCGGAAGAGAAATCTCCCGCTCCCCGCGCTTTCAAGTTCACCGGGCCGCGTGACGAGCATTTTGCGTCCAATCCGCTCATTCAGGAAATTGCCAACCAGGGCGGATTGGCCAGCAAGAGCACCGTGCAAAAGCGCTGGAGCCCCGAGAAGTGGCGCGCGAGCAAAGGCGAATGGGATGATGCCCCTGCCCTCGCGCATCCGACGCACAACCAAATCTACAAGCCAAACGGGCTGATGCCTAATGAGATGGCCTCCGCGCTCGTCGAGGCGCACCTACTTCCGCCGGGCTCGTCGGAGACGGAAATGTGGAAAGCCATCGGTGACATTTCCAAATCCTCCAACCGCCTGCGCCAGCAAGACACGGCTCAAAGGCAGCAGCAAGCAACCGCGGCTAAACAGGAGGAAGCCTTTGACCAGGACGCGCGCCAGCCTCATGCCGGCACGGAACTCATTCCCGCGGACTCGCTGAAGGTTGGGGACGTAGTCGAGGTGAACGGGGAAAAGATGAAGGTCATCGATATTGACCCGGACACCTTCGACGCCACGCTGGAGGATCACTCGAAATACGGGATTCAGCAGGTAAAGGAGGGAGAGATTCTGTATGGGCAGCTCGACGCCGCTCCGGAGGAGGAAAACCATTTTCCGGGCGATGAAAAGCCGCAAGCCAATCCCCTCGCCCTCGAAAAACCGGAGAGTGTGGAGGAACAACGCACACGCATGGAAGCCGCGCAGAAGAAGCGCGACGAGGCCAAGGCCAAGGCCGATATGATCGAGAAGGCCAAGGCCCCGTTGAAGGGTGACGCGGGCGACATGACGGCGGATATGTTTGGGGGCGGTGAAACTCCCCTTTTCAATGAGCGGCGCGGCGTGGTATCTTCCCAGCATGACGAACCTACCGGCAGCCGTGTGGAACCAGATCGCGAGGACGCAACACTTAGTGAGTCCGGCGGCAAAGGTGGCCTTTCGACTGAATCCGGAGCAACTGATCGTGATGGGGCAAGTGTGGAGGGAGGAAGAGGAGAAAGCGGGAACGCCGGAGATAGTGGCCCGTTGTCTGCCGACGTGCCTTCCGCTCCTCACGGAGGGGACAGCGATCAATCAATTCGTGAGCCAGCATCCGAGCATGCGCAACGCCCTGCCGGAAGTGAACGACCCGGAGGAAGCGGCGGACCTGATGCAACTGGAGTGGAAGCTGACCGACCCGCAGAAGGCGATGCTGATTCAAGCCTTGTCGTCCCCAGCGACGTTGGCACGCTGGAAGGAAGCGGCGGAGCTGGCGAAGGCAGCGTAACGACTCCCAGCGGGTATCATCCCGCACTCAGCCCGGAACAAGCTGGCGACGTTGCATTCATCGAGCGACGGCTGAACGACGCGAAAAAGCCGGGTGTGCTGCTCACCAACGGCACCGGCACTGGCAAGACCTTCAGCGGACTCGGCGCGGTCCATCGGATGCTGGAGAAGGGCGAGAAGCACGTTCTTGTTGTGGTCCCGTTTGATAAGATCGCCAACGACTGGCTTGCTGCCGCAAGGGGCTACTTTGGCGTCAAAGATTCCGTCCAACTCCAAAGCATCACCGATGCCGGGGAAGGCAATCGCATCGTGGTCACGACATACGCGAACTTTGGCCAGAACAACGCACTGGCAAAGCGCCCGTGGGGCGCGGTCGTGGCCGACGAGGCGCACTATCTCTCCCAGGCAAAGGACGGCGACGGCACCAACGCACTCGACGCCTTCCGCGCGCTCACGTGGCATCCGAATGGTATCTACAAGCGGGCCGAGATGGAACTCCCGGAAGTTTCCGCCAAGTTGAAAAAGCTCTCGCGGCTCAAGGACCCAAGCCTTGCCACCCGCGGTGTCATCGACGGCCTTCGCGGCCAGATTCGCGAGCGTGAGCGCGAGTTGAAAGCGCGCGCTTCTGCGATGGGCGAGGCAGGACGCCCCAAGGCAATCCTGCTTTCCGCCACGCCTTTTGCCTATCACAAGAGCCTCGACTACGCGGAGGGCTATCTCTTCGACCATGGCCCCGAGCCGCAGAACCGCGGTTACAATACCCCTTCGGCACGGGACCGCTTCTTTATCGAAAATTTCGGCTACCGGATGCGCAACAACAAGCTCACCCAGCCGGAGAATGCCACGGCCACCGGCATCTTGGAGCGACGGTTTGCCGAGAAGTTGATGAAGGACGGCGCGATGTCAGGGCGCGCCCTCGACGTGCCACACGATTACAGCCGGGATTTCGTTCTCACGGAAAACTCCATTGGCAACAAGGTGGACGAAGTGATGAAGGCCCTCGACACCAATCCGCGCCTGTCCCCGCTGAAAAAATTCATCGGCATCGGGGACTATCTGCAACGGCGCTACCTGCTCGAAGCGATCAAGGCGGAGGAAGCCGTTGATCGCATTCAGCAACACCTCGACATGGGACGCAAGGTGGTCGTGTTCCACGATTACAAGAAAGGCGGCTCCGACAATCCCCTTCGCCCGATCGGCATGGATGAAAATGCGGTGGCATCCTACATGGACAAGACGGGCAAATACCAGAGCGTGCGGCTTGGTGACGCTTACGATGAGTTGCGCTCCGCAGTGCCGGACTACGATCAGTTCCTTTCTGCGCTCGACGGACTCCAATCCCCGCTCGCGACCTTGCAGAAGGCTTTTCCGGAGATCGGCATTTTCAATGGTGACGTGCCAGCAGCCAAGCGGCGCGCGGTCGTGGACCAGTTCAACACCAGCGGCGGCAAGATGAACGTCATTCTCGTCCAGCGCGCCAGCGGCAAGGAGGGCATCTCCCTGCATGACCGCGATGGGAAGCACCAGCGCGCCCTCATTGATCTTGGAATTCCAGGGCGACCCACAGACGCCATCCAATGCGAAGGACGGCCCTACCGCTTCGGAGTGAAGAGCAACGCGGTGTTTGAATATCTCACGACCGGGACCAACTTCGAGCGGTGGACGTTCGCGCAGACGATCGCGCAGCGGGCGAGCACCGCGGAAAACCTCGCCATGGGCGAGCGGGCTCGCTCCCTCCTCCAGTCTTTCGCCAATGGTTACAACGATGCCACGGCCATGGCCCCGAGCCAGACACAAGGCACGGGCGGCAAAGCGCTCGATCGCGCACGCGAACACGGCGATCCGTATGACAACGCGGTGGCCCTTTATTACACCAATCAGAAGAAGACGAGCCGCAATAAGTCGTCGGAGGGAGTCGATTACTTCGCCACACCGGAGCCGCTGGCTTACAAGATGGTGGAATGGGCCGGCATCCGCCCCGGTGAAAAGGTGCTGGAGCCGAGCGCGGGCCACGGCGCGATTGCCCGATTCTTTCCGGACTCGACGAACCGCCACGCTGTGGAGCCGAGCAACGAACTTGCGGGCCGTCTCGCCCTCAACGCCACCGACACGGAGATCCATCAACAGCGCTTCGAGGACTACAACACGATCAATAAGTTTGATGCCGTGGTGATGAACCCGCCATTCGGCACTGCGGGAAAAACGGCCATGGAGCACGTCGCCAAAGCGGCGCAACATCTCCGCGACGGTGGCCGTCTCGTCGCCCTCATCCCAATGGGGAGTAGCATGGAGAGCCGGTTTAACGCGTGGATGGATAGCGACGCGGCGAAGGGTTTTTCCCAACGCGCCGAGATCAAGCTGCCCACTTCGACCTTTGAGCGCGCGGGCACGGGAGCCGCAACGCGCGTGGTTGTCCTCGACAAAGACTCAGCGAACACGCCCGGTGAAACTGTTTCGCGTGATCTCACAGACGCGGCGGACATCAAGGAGCTTTTCTCCCGGCTGAAGCATCTCAGCGTGCCGGACCGCCCGGAGAAAGCCACACCCGCCACAGAAACCCCGCTGGCTCCGGAGCAAGTGAAGCAAGGGTTTGCGTCTGTCCGGCAAGCCGTGGAGACGCCAAAGCCGCAAGCCGCACTCTCGACCGTCCCCACGCCCACCAGGGACAACGATTTTTCACCCGCCGATTTCAAACATACCAAGACGGGCGCGCCCATCTACGTCGCCAAGATCATGCGGCGACTCAACTCCACCGAGTATGCAGCCGCGAATGCCAAGGCAAAGGCCCTCGACGGGAATTACTCGAGCTTCCGCGGGGCTGGCGCAATTCCGGGCTTCCACTTCAGGACGGCGGAGGCGCGGGATTCGTTCATTGGCACTCCCATCCAGAAACCGCCGCAGCAACTCGGCGGGGCCAATCCTGCCGACGCGAAGCGCCTTCGTGCGCTCAATCTCATCGCCAGCAAGCGGGAGCTGCGCCCGGCGGAGGAGCAGGAGCGGCAGCGGCTCAGCGGGGCAAATCCGAACAACGAATTGAACCGCGACCGCGAGCTTTTGGACTCCACTACGCGGATGTCGGAAATCAACGCCCTCGCCAAGAAATATGGCGTGAGCCAAGAAGAAATCTCCCGTGGGTGGAATGAAATGGGTAGTGGGTGGCTGATGGCGAAGGTTCGTGCCGCGATGGAGAAAACGGCGACGGACCGCGCGGCGGAGAAGGTCGAAAGCCGTTCATCGCAGCCGGTGGAAGAAAAGGGCTCGAAGCTCGAAGCCGAGGCGCGGAAATATGGGGTTCCGGAAAGCACGATTGAGGAGGGACGGATGTGGGGGGATGATTGGCTGCGGGAGCGAATTGCCGCTGCCCGCAGGAATCCATCGGCCACGTCTCCGTCTGCCCATGCCCACAATCCTATCTACAGCACCGAGGCAGGTTACGTTTTTCGGGATATGAACGATCGCCGGACGACTGGACCGGGGAAGGTGGAGATGGAGCCCAAGTTGAGGGAAGTCGCAGCGCGGCTAGAGCAGGAGACGCAACATCCTTGGGTGACGATTTCCGACCTCATGGAGGGCGCTGGTCTTCCGCCGACTGCCACGGGATTTGCGAAGGGCAAAGGGATACTCATGGGACTGCACCGGGAAGGAAAGGTGCAACTGGGAGCCTTGGACTGGAGCTTGGCCAAACCACGGGAGCGTGCATGGGGTGTAACGCGCGGTGGAGAAGCCTACCTCGCAGTGCGGTTCAATCCGGGGAAAGATGATTTGGGTGACGCAGGGAATAACCTTCGTCTGCACGGAGCCAGCCCCATGCGTGCCGCTTACGATGCAGCAGCCGACGCCATCGAAGGGGCAAAGGATGAACTGAAGTTGCGCGGCACAAAAGAAAAGGTCGCCTACAAAACCGACGCCGTTTCCAATCGCGCCAACTATCACGGGCAGCAGGCCGGGAATTCGATCAAACTCGACCTTCCCGACGCCGCCGACCGCGCGGCGATGCCGTTCGTCATCGAGGCCGGTGGCGACCCCAAGAAGCTCGTCCAGTTCAAGGCACAGATCGCGGCAAGCAATGACCCCAAGCTCGCCAAGAAATTCGAGCCGGTTATCGACCGCGCCATTGCCGAATTCTCGAAGTTGAACGCCGCGCGCGCCAATCACGACCAGCTCATGAAGGACAGCATGGCGGAGCTGAAGGCCCATAACATCGACGTGGGCGAGGTGGAAAACTACGTCACCCGCAAACTCGAAGCCCCGGACGCGGTGAAGGAAGCCCTCCCCAACCCGCTCTTCAGCATGGGGAGCGGCAAAGGGAGCAACCCGCGCTACTTCGCCAAGGGCCGTTCTTTTGAGACGCTGGCCGACGCCATCGAGGCCGGTTATCCGCCAATCTCCACCGACCTCGCGGACCTCGACGCACATCGCATCGAGGCCGGGAAGCGGCTGGTGTTTCAGAAAGAGATGTTTGACGAGTTGCGCAACACCCCGGCACCGACCGATGGCAAGCCGATCATCGGCAAGTTCCAGCAACGGAAACTCGCCAACGGGGACACCGAGCAGACGACCCCGAGGGGTTACAGCGTCGTCAACGCCGCCGGCACGCCGCTGGTCATCCACGACGATCTCGCTTCCACGTTCCGCAACCTCTTCGGCGAATCCGCCGTGCGCCAGACTTTGGTGGGGCGCGCGGGGCTCAAGGCAGCAGCGTTCGTGAAGCACGCCAGCCTCGCGGTCGATACCTTCCACATTGGCCGGATGCTCTTCAAGATGGCCGCGGCGGGCGGTGGACGGCCCGTGATGAAACGGAATTCGCATCTCGCCTGGAACATCCACAAGGGCCGCGCCCTGCTCGAATACAGCGACGCTGATCTTGGCCGCGCCGAGGCGATGCACGACATCACCAAGGAAGAAGCCGCCTACGCCCGCGCGAACCGCCCGAAGATCGAGCGCTTGATGCAATACGGGATGAACGTCGGCAAGGTTTCGGATAACTTGCTGGAGCAGGCCAAGCTTCATCTCCCGATCGTCTCCAAGTTGAACGATTGGATTTTCACCAAGCTCTCCCGCTCCGCGATGCTGCAAAGCTCGCTCGGCAATCTGGAGCGCAACCTGAAGAACCCGGCTTACACCGAGGAACAAGCCTATCGGCAGACGGCAAAGGAGATGAACGAGCTTTTTGGCAATCTCCAGAGCCAAGGCATCTTCAAGAGCAAGACGCTTCAGGACATCGCCCGGCTTGTCTTCCTTGCCCCGAATTGGGCAGAGAGCCAGTTCCGAAACGAGGCCCGCGCCTATGGGCAGGGTGCCAAAGCCGCATTCAACGCCGCGCGCGGCAAAGGATTCCGGCTCGGCAACGCCGCCCGGATTTTTGCCGCCGGGCTCGTGGGACTTCTCGCGGTCAATCAGATCCTCAACTTCATGACCCGCCGACAGAGCACCTTCCAGAACAAGGAGGACGGTCACAAGCTCGACGCATGGATTCCCGGCGGCAAGTTGGGTTACTGGTTCGATCCGCTGGAGATCGCCGGGGAATACTCGTTTGCGGCCATGAAGTATCTGGCCCAACACGAGAACCCTGTGGACGTGGCCAGCCACATCGTGAGCAACAAGCTCTCTCCCCTGGCGCGTGCGTCGAAGGAAGAGCTGACGGGCCGCGATTATTCTGGCCGACACTTCCTGAACAACACGGACCGCGCCCGCTCAGCCATCTCCGAAGTGCTGCCGGTGCCGCTCGTCACGGGGGCCGTGCTGGAGCGCGATCCGCGCCAGCCGCTTGGCTTCCGTTACTCGCGGCAACCTGGCTCAATCGAGAAGCAGCTATTGCAGAGCGTCGGCATGAAGGTCGCCAACGCTCAATCCGCGCGCTCGGAGATGTTCGCCATTGCCCAACCTTTCCGCGCCGATCGCTCATCGGGAGATACCGCCGGAGAATACACGGAATTGCGCCGCGCCCTGGACAATGACGACATGGCCGCGGCAAAGTCGGAAATCCAATGGCTGCAAAATCGCGGAAAATCCATGGCGGCTATCAGCCACGCCGTGGGCATCCGCAGCAACGGCACCGTGGCCCCGGAAATGTTCGCCGGAAACGCCGACCGCGAGGCGGAGATGCTGGCCACCCTGACCCCGCACCAAAAAGAGGTTTACGCGCAAGCGCAGCAGGATCACGCCGACAACGCGGCGAAGTTTCTCAAGCTCATCGGCGGGGTGCCTCCGCAGCCGGCCAAGCAGCCACGGCGTGCGCCTGCTCTAGCAGCGATGGGCGGCAGCGCTTTCTCGCGGCTCTAAGATTGACTGAGGCCGGGCCGTGGTGTGAACTGCTCGTTAGCGGGGTGGAGCAGCCCGGTAGCTCGTGTGGCTCATAACCATAAGGTCGCGGGTTCAAATCCCGCCCCCGCCACTTCCCGTTACTTTGCAATTTCTCCCGGTGCGGGAGGTGGTTCCGACCCCTTCTCTACGGCGGTCTTCACATCGAGTGTCCATTGGCGAAATTCCATCCATACTCCCCACATCTTTCGAGCGTCCCTTTGACAGCGCCATGCGTTCCAAAGATCGAAGAGCGCGCCGAAGACATTGATGAGCCGCACGGAAAAGATATGGCTCGTGGCAACAATCCAGATTGCCACGAAAGCGAGCCAGATGAATCCCCACGCCAATAGGTCGAGTTTCATTTTCGCCCGCTTCGCTTTCTGCGCTGCCGTGAACGCGTTCGCGGTCATCCTCCGGCGGAATTCGTCCAAGGTCACGCGAGGAAACCTTTCTTGAAAGTGCCAGAGCGACCGCGCCCGGCAGTCTTTTGCACGCGGCGGGGCGAAGGCTGGCCTTTGCGAGCGGCAGCATTGCCTTTGGCCGCGTCGAGATACATCCGCGCCGTCCGCGGCGGTACGACCTGCAGCGGCATTGCTGACGCGTCAGCATTCTTCCGAAGGGCACTCATGCTGCCCTCCTCTCGGCCTTCGGTGCGAGCCACTTATCCAGTCGAGCCATTTCGCCGGTCCGAAGCTTCACCGCGAAGATCAGATCCTCGTGTCGATAGGCATTGTGCGCGCACCGAAAACAGTATTGGTCGCCATAACTTGGTGCGATGACGGCATCGACCTTCACCCAGCCTTGGAACTGGTGAAAGTATTTCGAGCTCTTACGGAGCATCGCGAAGAGTTCAACTGCACCCCGAAGGGGCGTTTGCTCAATCTCGATGAAGTCATCGAGTTCCCCCATTGGTTCGATATCGGCCTCTTCGCTGGAGATGTCGGGATCGGCCGCAACCATTTCGTAGCGGCTGCCGGCCCGATATTTTCCGGGCACACGTTCAAAGAATTCGCGCGCAGCCACGAGATTGGGAAACCGACGGCCATCGCTGAGCGTGAGAGAGAGCCTGCTTCCGTCCTCGTTCGTGATATAACCCCTCATATCCACTTCGCGGATGAAGATCGAAACGCTCATCCCTCCACCTCACTTTCCGCGATAAACCATTCGAAGAGGCCGAGGTTTTTCAATGGCCCGGAAATGGCCTCGTAAAAGAACTCATCCTTGCCGTCGTGACAGCCGAAGGCGCAGATAACCGAGCACACATCCTTGCGGATGGCGCGGTCCAGATTTACGACCTCGAGCAAGCTGGTGGGCTTCCCGTTCCACAGCGAGAAAAGGATAGCCCGCACGTGATAGGATTGGTTCGTGCGTTGGGCCATGACCTGGCAGAGGTGGATAAATGCCGGTCTTGCCTCGACGATCGCATCGTGCGCTGCGTCGCGCAGTTTGCGAAATTCACTGAACACTTCAGCCACTGCAGTGGCGGCGGTTTTCGGACCGGGGTCCGCCTCCGGCTTGTTAGTTTCGAGAGTTGGTGTATCAATCATGTGCGTTGTTAGTTTTGCCCGCGTCCGGCTCTGAACCCGGCGCGGGCGTTTTTCTGTCGTCAAAAAAAGTCTAGGCTGCCCCGGCATGAGCCGTTGGCTCCTTTGGCTGAATGCGGCGCTCCGCGTCTCGCTGGAGCACCGACGGAAAGGCAATCACGGTCGCCGCCGGCACGTGCAGATGCGCGCGCATCAGCGCATCCACATCGGCCCGGGCCACGCGCTTCACCCCGTCGATGATCGACACCGGCAGGCCGAGTTCCTTCTTCTTGCGTTCGAAAGTGCGCGGCGAAATCCCCATGTGTCCCGCTGCCTGGTCAAACGTCAGCCAAGCGAGCTGCCGCTCCGCCACCGCCCTGGCCTCCTCGCGGATGATTTCCTCGATCCGCTGCGCACTCGGCAGCGCGATCGGCACCGACACAGTCACCGTGGCCGGCTCACTTTGATGTCGCTCAGGATGTCCGCGTATTCATCGACCAACTCCGCGACGCGGACCCATTGGGCATTGGTGAACCCGCATTCCTCCTTTGTTTCCAGCATGAGGCGCAGGACGGTGACGCGATCCGCATTCAGCCCCGCGGCCTCGCACTTGATGCGGAGGCGGCGCAGGTAATCCTTGGCCGCGAGAAAGGGGCTGAATTCACTCATAAATATCGGGGTCATCGGGTGCAGGGATCGGGTAGGTTACTCGCTCGTATTTCTCGACGGCGACGGCGAGCCGCTCCAGCTCTTGGCCCTCTGGCGTGCCCTCTTCGCTGTCCATCAGCTCCGCGATCCGGGCGAGCGCCCGGTGATATTCTTCTTCGGTGGTGATCATTCCGGGTCACTCAACTTGGGGTCGATGTGAATTTTGTCCGGGTCCGTGGGCAACTCGAATCCCCACTTGGTTTGAATCTCCTTCATCAGCGTTTGCTCGGTTTCCCCGGCACAAAGAATAATGTCGATCGGCTCCGCGAGGTTCAGCGATTCGCCTTTGACCACAATCGGCTCTCCGGCGAGGAGCCTTTCGCAATTTCGGCGGGACAACCCAAGCCCGACCGTGACGCGGCCATCCTTTTTGCCTTGGGCAATGAGGGTGAATTTCAGGTAGTGGGCTACTTTGGCTTTTGTTCATTCGCAAAAGCCTGATTGGCACGGCGCGTGCGCGTCGTCGGTGTTGAAGCTTTCCTCGTCGAACATGAATGAAAACGGCTCTTGGACGCCGCCCCTGGTCGTTCCCGACCACCGCGCCACGTCGTCAATGGTCGCTACCAGCATCGGCCCCTTTTTTGTTTCGACCATCTTCGACCGCTGGGAGGGCGGAACAGTTTTCCGGTGAAACCACGATGAATAATCAGTGATTCCACCGCGCTTGCGACGATAAGCTGCCACGATAAGCTCCCAAGTGCGATAGATCGCAATGACCCAGTTGCGCTGTTTCACGGTGCGGCGAACATCGGCCTTGTTCGACATGATGCAGAGACGGCATCCAACTCGCTTCCACCCGGCCAGATAAAGGGGGTTGATTGGCAGTCCGTATTTTTTGTGACCTTCCCACACGTCGGAAAGAGTCAGCGCCAGCAATGGGCGGCGAGTTTGGCAGCCAAACATATCCTTGCCCCATTCCTCCATTGTGGAACGCTCAAAAGATTCAGATGCCCGAACGCCGCTATGGCTCACGATCTCGTGACCGGCGGCAACCAACTCTGATATAAATTTCTCAGTCGGTTTGATTTTTAGGAACTGAGTGCAAAACCGCGCTTTGGCCGAAGGGAACCGCCCTTTCCAAACCGCCAAGGCCAAGAAAAGCGGGAACATCCAAAACTCGTCTACCCATTTTCCGCTCGCGCGCAGGTAAACCACTGGCGAGCATCCGGCCCTACGCACGTAGGCATCCAGAGCTTCTATCTGGCGATACACTTCATCGTATTCGTTCTCTGTGTCGCAGAAGCAAAACCGCAGACTCTCCACGGGATAGCCGCTTTCGTGGATTGCCCATCCGACGAGGAGGGTGGAGTCCTTTCCGCCCGAAAGTCCGATTAGGTTAAGTCTCATTTTCAAAGTAGCCCACTACCGAATTTCAGCATGAGGCAGGGAGGTTACTTGAACCTTCGTGAAGGGCGGCAGTGCGGACGGTATTCATGGGTTACTTTGTCTGCCATCGGGACCCCCCGCTGGCAAGCGGTTCTTGCCGGTGAGCGGTTTTCGCGGACACGGGAAAAAACTTGCCTTTGGCGTGCGACTCCCAAACGCCGCGCCAAATGCCCGGATTACTGCCGCCCCGTCTCCCGTCCGACTTCGAGTCCGATCCCATCCCGGAGAGCGCGCCCATGGAGCAGCCCCCTGCCGTGGTCCCGGCGCAGTTTGCCAGCCCCCTTCGACTGACTCCGGAGCAGGATGCCGATTTCCTGCGGGAGTGCATCGACCGCATTTATGAACTCCAGCGCGAGATGGGGTTGAGCGTGACCAACGATGTCGAGCCCAACTCCTGGATGTGGCTGCGCAAATGCCACGAGAGCTACTATCAGGGAGATTTGAGCTGGCGGCTAGCCTTCGGGGGCATCTTCACGAAGAGCAACCTGACCCTCGGTAGCGGGATGCGGCACGTTCGCTACAATGCCGCGCGGGTGCAGGATGATCTCTTGGGCACGAGCCCTTTCCTCGCGGCCCTCGCGCAGAAGCAGGATAAGGAGGAGTTTGCCAAGCAAGTGGAGGCGGAGATTCAGCGGAAGATTTCCGTCTCCAATGTCCAAGCGGCGATCCGGCAGGCACAGAAGATCGCGATTTACCGCAATGAATGCGTGGTCAAGACCGGATACATTTCCGACACCACGCCTTTCATCGGCGAGGCCACGGTGCTCGTGGACGCGGCAACCGGGGAACCGATCAAGACGCCGGACAAAGGGCTTTACGTTTTCGAGAATGACCAGCTCATCCCAAGCCCGGATGTGCAGGGGATGATGCTTTTGGAGGAGGACCCGACCTTTCAAATGGCGCAAAACCCCACGCCGGGACTGGTCACAATCCCCGCCTACGGCAATCAGCCGGAGCGCACCGGGCGCTACCAGTATTTTTCGGCCCTGCCCCAAGTGATGGTTCACCAGCAAGGGGTTTATTGTAAGGCCCTCGACTATCGTTCCTTCCTCTGCCCCCTGAAGGTCGAGAGCATCCACGACGCGGATACGGTCGTGCATCTCTACATGGAGACGCCGAACCGCCTCCAGAAAATCTATGGGGGCATTGACTGCTCCCAGCAGTATTTCGCCTGGTGGAACCAGCCGGGGCAGAACAAGCCGAAGTATGAGCAGGGAGAAAACGATCTCCCGACGACGCAGATTTTCCAGCAGATCATCGTGGCCGAGGTTTACCGGCGGTGCGACCCGGACAAGACCGGCGAGGACAAGGAAGTGCTGGGGGTGATGGATTGGACCAACCAGAAGTGGATTTACCGGAACTATCTGGCCAACCACATGGAGAAGCGCCCGTTTGAGTCGATTCCCGGCATCGAGCAGGTTCCGGGACGGTGGTATGGGCGGGGCATCTACGGGATGCTGGACGCGCACCTCTTTTATGAGGACGTGGAACTTAGCCGGTCCTTCTACAAGAATTCACAGGATTCGACCATTCAGTTTGCCTACCGGGATGCCGTCGAGGGCTGGGCCAATGGCATCGCCCCCGTGATCGGCGATGGCCGCACTTACTGGGTGCGCTCTGACTGGGATACCGAGGGCCGGCGCAAACCCATCTGGCGGGAAAACATGGCGAGTAACTTCGAGGCGGACCAGAAGATGATGGAGACAATGCGGCAATCGGCGGACTCCCTGGTGGGCGCGATCTCCACGGCCACGGCCAGCGAGAGCGATTTCAACCAAAGCAAGACGGCCACGGGCAACCAGCTCGTCCAGCAGGCGAGCGACGTTATCACCAAGGCCACGGAGCAGGAGCAAATCACGGCAGTCAACGCCATCCTCTCGCAGGTGGTCGATGTGATCCTGGAACACATGGATACGAAGGTGCTGGCCGTGGACCCGGAAACCAAGCTCGTGGCCACGATAAACCGGCACGAAGCGCGGAACCTTTCCCGAGATGTGCGGCTCCTGCTCACTCGCTCCAAGAGCACGCAGCTTCTCAATACCAGCGCGCAGGCCCTCCAGATCGCGGACAAATACAACGAGTTGGCCGATTCCAATCCCCGCCGGGCGAAGCTGATCCGCCCGTTGGTCATCAACCAACTCAAAGGCTTGGAAGTGGATGACGCGGATTCCTATTGCCGGGAGATCACGGATGCCGAGGTGCAGCAGTGGGCTCAAGCACAACAGCAGAAGCAGCCCGCCCCCGTCGCTCATTCGATTGCGGCCAAGCTGGAGGACTTCACCCCGCAGGAGCGGCCACAGGCAGTGCAGCAGTTTGGAATTCAACCATCGAGCCCGGAAGAGGCAGAAGCCGCGGCAGCCGCCGGAGACGCGGCGACCGCCGCGGGCAAGCCAGCCCCGCAACTCCCTGGCCTTCCACACGGGCAACCGATCCGCGCCTTGCCGCCGGCCTCCTAATCTATGCCTTCTGAAGCCAAGCCCGAAATCATCCCTTCCGCTTTCAATCCCACCGGAGCGCCCGCGGTGGAAAAGGTCAGCGCGGAGCAAACCCGCATTCTGTTGGTCGATCGCATTCGCTGGCTGGAACGGCTAACGACGAGCGAGGACTTTGCCCGCTATCTGGCTTTCGTGAATCTCGGCATTGGCATTATCGAGGAGAAGGCGCGCGACATCGACGGGCGGGACGTGGGCACACGGGACGCTTACGCCCAACGGCTATTCGGACTCCGCGCCATGGTCGATTGGCCAGCCAAGCAACTCGCGACCGATCGCGAGGCACTGCGCGCTCTCGATGAGCAAGCCAATAGCCGCGTATGACCCTTTCAGCGGCGCGCTGATTGCGGGAGTTACGCCCTACCAGACCTTTCACGAATACGCGCACCTGGATCAGCACACCCGGCGCACGATAATTTGGCGGGTCCGTGAAACCTGGTTGGGTATCCCTGTCCTCGGACGCGTGGCCACGCTTGCTGTGGAGTGCGAGGCCGCTGTGATTGCGTGGCGCGACATGCGGGCCTGCGGAGTGTGGAGGGCAGAGGACTTACGTGAACTGGCCAACGGGCTCGGCTCCTATCTCCTCGCCCTGACGATCTTGGCCAAGTGAGGGCGAAATAAAAGTCTTGCCATTGGGGCATGACTCCCAAACGCCGCGCAATCGTCCGGCCCTCTTCAATCCCGGACCACACACTCACCGTCAGGACCGCATCTAAATTGTATGTTAAACCTCGCCTCCATCGCCAAAAAGCTCCGCACCTCCATCGGGAGGTTCACGTCCGAGCCGGACGTTGCCGTGCTAGCCTTCGGGCTGGTCAATGCCAAGGGAACCGTCGGAGCGACCATTGACCCGAATACCGGGCAGATGGCGACGAGCGTGAACGCCTTGAGCGCGAGCGGGGCGGTTCCGGTAGTCGGCGGGAAGTATGCCATCACCAAATCGAGCGCCATTGCCGCCTTGACCCTGGCTGCGCCCAACTCCGGCACCATGGATGGGGTGAAACTGGAATTTGTCAGCAGCACGGCCTACGCCCATACGATCACGGCCATGAGCCTCCTGAACAACGGCGGCAGCGGCGTGCCTTACACCACGGCGACCTTTGCCGCCCATGCGGGCGCGAGCATTACCCTGATGGCCTATCAGGGCCTTTGGTATGTGCTCTCGATTGACAACGTGACGCTCTCCTAAGCGCCGTGATTACTCCCGCCACACCCAACCGGAGCGCGACGAACGCGGGGGCGAACTCGTTCCAATCGTTCGTTCAAGCGACGACCGGCACGGCAGCAACGATTCTCGCCTACCGGCAGACTCGGCGGGCTGCGATCATTACCAACCTGGACGGGACGAACGCAGCGCAGATTGGGGCTTCCACCGTCACAGGCACGACAGGTTACACGCTGCCCGCGGGGGCGAGCATCTCCATTTCCGCGACAGCCGCCGTTTACGTGATCGACAACGGAAATCATGTCAATCTCACGGTCTGGGAGGAGTGGGACTAAACGCCCATGAATGCTTCCCCTCTCCCGCAAATCCGCAGGATCAGAGTGGGCGCGTCCAAGCCCAAAGCCGCAGCTACGAGCAACTACATCTACAATCGCCCTGACGGGACGAGCATCTACTACCGGCCCGACGGAACGAGCACCTACTACCGCTAAACATGTCTAACCTTACGGTCAACACGGTGGTCGATACCTTGATGCAGGCAACGACCAAAGCCGCGATGCAGTCGGCTTTGTTTGGGAGCGTCAATGCTCAGACCGGCACAGCTTATACGCTGGCGCTGACCGATGCCGGTGGCGTAGTGACGATGTCCAGCAGTTCCAACAGCACCGTCACCATTCCCTTGAATGCGACGGTGGCTTTCCCTATCGGGACCGCCGTAATTGTCCAGCGCATCGGGACCAATGTAGTCAACCTCGCCATTGCCTCTGGTGGCACACTCCAAACAGGCATCGGGACGAGCCTTCAGGCTCAATATGCCATGTTTGAGGTCATCAAGACGGGCACGGACACGTGGGTCTTGCACGGTTATTTTGCGCCATCCAGTCCTGGCCCGATCGGGGGCACCCAAGCCAGCACCATTCTCGGCACGACAATCACAGCAGCCACAGCCTTCAAAACTTCCAGCAACACGGCGAGCATTACTAACGGTGGCGGTATTATCAGTTTTGACAGTGGGAATATCTATTCGGACGGGAACGGCAACGTAGGCGCTAATTCGTTGACCGCGAACACCAACCTGACCGTGACCGGCAACATCACTGCCGCGAACCTTCCCACATCGGACCCTGGAGTTACAGGAGAGCTATGGAGCAACGGGGGCACCGTAATGATTTCCAACGGCTAATCTTTATGTCTCAATTCGTCACTATCACCGATCCCAATGTTACCATGCGCCCGAGTGCGGAACTCGCCGTGGTCAACGACATCCGCACCTCCACGGCCAAGACGTTGCAGGAGGTTTTCAACCGTTGGCGGGGCAACCTTTTCCGGGTCTGGAAACACGAGAACCCGCAGGCCCTCCTCACGGCGTGGTTCAACGAGAGCCCGGACGATCTCAAAAGGGCGCTCCTGTGTTCCTCACAAACCGCGGCGTATCTGGAGCAGCAAACGCCCGGTTGCACGGCGAGCGTGCTGGCGCAAATCCCGCCCTACACCGTCAACGCGGACGGAAGTATCACCGTCACCCCACCCGCGCCGAGCGCATAAGCGGGTCCCCTTCCCCCGTGCGCAAGATTCTTCTAGTCGAGGACATCAAGGAGGAGGCGAATACGTTGATGATTCTCCATGGGATGTGCGCGGCTAAGTTTCACGGGGCGGTTTCGATTGCCACGGTGAATTCCTGGGAGGATGCGGTGCGCGAGGTGAAGATTCTCCGCCCGGACCTGATTTTGCTCGATCTCGGCTTGCCGCCGGGGTCCTCGACCGATGAGACGGTAGATTCACTGCGCGAGGTGGCTCCCCATTGGCCACCCGTCTTTGTCATCACCGGCAACGACGCGCGCGAGCCCGAGCTGCGGGCCAAGTGCGTGGGAGAATGCGGGGCGCAAGATTTCATCCTGAAGAAGCAGGCGCACCGCGACCCCGAACAATGGTGCGAGCGCATCTATCACATTTTCCTGCGATCCGATTATGCCCAACCATAACCATGAGCTGCCCTCCTTCCAAGGCTACGACAAAGCGCAGCCATTCGTGGTCACGGGCAAAAACCTCGCCTTCCCGGCATGGCTGGTCGTCCTGGGGGCCACCTCCTGCTTCACCATTACCGTCTACCTGGTCACGACGCTGGTTCAGGTTCAAAACAAGCTCGACATCATTTGGACGCGCGACGAGATGCGCGCCTACTCGTCGAGGATGGAACACGACAACAAAGGCTTATCGGTGCCGGACGCAGACGAGATTCACCGCAAGCTCTCTTACTAACCTATGAAAAACATCCTCACTTACATCGTAGGCCGTTGGCAGGCCATGAACCCCACCCAGCGCACCTTCGCCATTGGGCTCCCGGTAAGTGCCGTGATTATGACCTGGCCGCAAACCATTGGCTTTCTGCCCGATGATCTCAAAAAGCAGATCGGGCAAATCTGTTACTGGATTTGGGGCGGCGCGATCACGCTGGTTTCCTGGCACGTCGCGGGCCGCGCACCGCAGGCCCCGCCGCCCGTGGCCCCGCCAACCGCCGCTCCCTCTCTCCCACTGCAACCCATCCAACCGCCAAAACCATGAAAACGTTCCTGCCCTCTCTTGCTCTCACCATCCTGACCGGATGCGCGGGCACCACCCAAAGCATCACCCCGGCGCAAATCAACGCTGCGGAGACGGCGGCGCAACCTTTGGTTGCCGCCCTGGCTGAAAAATACCCGACCGATGCGGCAGCGATCAATGCTGGCTGGGGCATCGTCACGGCGCTTTCCCAAGGTGCGCCCGTCTCGGCGTCCACGCACCCGGCCCTTGCGGCGCTTCCGGCGGGCACCAGCAGCGGCTCCGCGATTGCCGCGACCAACACGGCCATTGCCATCCTCGGCACTCCTGGAGCCTCACAGGCCGCGCGCACGGGGCATCTGCGGGAATTCGTCCGCACCCATCGAATCCTCCCGGCTTACCGGCGGGTGCTGATCGCGGCCAATGGGGATGTCATCCAACCCCTGATCCCGAAATGAACCGCCTTGCCCTGGCCGTCTTCGCCCTTGCCCTGGCCGGGTGCAGTGCCAACTCCCCGTTCTACGTCTCCGGGATTACCGCAGGCGTGGACACGAGCAAGGACGGCATCGGCGGGCAAGTGGCCCTGACCATCGTTCCCAACCCGGCATACAAGCTCCCGCACATGCCGAAGTAACCCAACCGCATCCTATGATTACTACCTTGCTGACCATCCTGCTCTACGCCCTCGTCGCCTGTCTCGTCCTGGAATTGGTCTTTTGGATCATCGGGTTTTTCCTGCCCGTGCCGCCGAAGGTCCGCCAGCTCGTCTATGCCATCGTGGGGGTGCTCTTCATCATCTGGATTGTTCAGTCTCTTTCCGGCCAAGCGTTGCCTTCGCTCCATCTCAATCACCGA